ATATAGAGAGATCTAGGTAATGTTGGATCCACTTCAGAAAGAGCCGCAGGCGACCCTTTCTTCGTGTCTCCGTTTCACTTTGCTTCGCAAAGTCTTTGCTGACGCAAAGATACAATTTAAATTGAAATAGAAAAATTTTTTATAATTTCTTTTATGCTTCTTCATTAAATCCTTATTTTCTTAAATCATTATTTACAATTTGCTCATATCATTTCTCCCTTTATTATTAAAAATATTTGAACGGTTTCTTTGTTTCATACTTTAATTCTCTTAACGATTTAAAAATTTCTATAAAAATTCATAGTATTGTGCTACTATGTAAATATCAAAAGGAATAGGAGAGTAGTACTATGAGTTTTTTGGATGAATTAAATGAAATATCAAAAACACCGGAGGAAGCTGCTACAGAAAAGTATCAAGATGATTATCAATATGGTATGAAGTTTGCTGAATATGATTTCATGGAAGTTAAAAGCGATATAAAAGAAAAGGCAAAAGAGGGTAAGTATATTACAGAAGATGGCAAAAGGATTATTTCTTTCTATGAGGAATGTTATTTAAATAAATTTTCTCGTCCTATTGTAGAGGATTTGTCATTTTCTGAAAACAGAATGATAGAAACAAAAGTACAATTTAAATTTGAAGGAATCGGATATTATGATGGCTATGTTCATCATATAAATAAATTAGCTGAAGAAAATGGAATGTCAATGAAGGTTGTAGGGACTGTACTTAGAGAAACAGATTTAGGAGTGGATCAAGAATTTGATCTTCCTGATCCGCAAATTTTTCATTCAAAAATGTATAAACCATTAAAGATAATGTTGCATTGTAGAATTGAGTTTTAAATATAGCGGTAGTACATTCTAATTAATTTGATGTGTTTTTAGAAAAAAAGGGGATTTTGTCGAAATATGTAAAAATATCTTGATAAAAATATGAAAGTATAGTATTATAATTGTAAATTGTAGGTGTTTTAGAGTAGTAATAAATAGTAATTATAATTTATTTTATAGTTGCTAAAAACAGAAAGAGCAGAAGAGTTCATTAGAATTCTAATCTGCTCTTTTTGTTTTATTTGATACAGACACATAACAAAGCAAACATACTTTCGATTTTATATGGATAAATTTTAAATTTTTTGTTATGATACATATAGTAGGAGGTGTGCTGCATGAATAATAAGTCATATATTGCGATTGATCTAAAAAGTTTTTACGCGTCAGTGGAGTGTATAGAACGTGGCTTGGATCCAATGGATACGAATTTAGTTGTTGCAGACAACAGTCGTACAGAGAAAACAATTTGTCTTGCAGTAACGCCGTCTTTGAAATCATATGGTATATCTGGAAGACCAAGATTATTTGAGGTTGTGCAGCGGGTGCAAGAAATTAATGCAACAAGATTATATCGATTGAAAAAGAATGAGTTTCCCGGACAGTCATATAGTAAAAAAATTCTTGATACAAATCCGGATTTAAAAGTTGATTATATTGTGGCTCCACCACGTATGGCTTTTTATATGAAATATAGCACAAGGATTTATAATATCTATTTGAAATATGTTGCTCCTGAAGATATCCATGTATATTCTATTGATGAAGTATTTATGGATGTGACTTCTTATTTGAATACGTATGGATTATCCGCAAAAGAACTTGCACAGAAGATGATATTGGATGTCTTGAATACAACTGGAATTACTGCAACCGCAGGAATAGGAACTAATTTGTATCTTTGTAAAATAGCAATGGATATTGTTGCCAAACATATACCTGCAGATGAAAATGGTGTGAGAATTGCAGAATTGGATGAAAAGTCATATCGAGAGAAGCTATGGGAACATAAACCATTGACTGATTTTTGGCGAGTAGGTAGAGGGTATATTAAAAAATTAGAATCTGTAGGACTATATACAATGGGCGATATCGCAAGATGTTCTCTTGGAAAAGAGTCAGATTATTATAATGAAGACTTACTGCGTAGAATGTTTGGTAAAAATACAGAGCTTTTGATTGACCATGCATGGGGTTATGAACCGGTTACAATTGCAGATATAAAAGCATATAAGCCGGAGAGCAATAGTATTGGAAGCGGACAGGTTTTACACTGTGGAACTGATTTTGATAAAACGAAAATTATTGTGCGTGAAATGACTGAGATGCTGGTCTTAGATTTGGTTAGTAAGAATCTTGTAACGGATCAGATTGTATTAACGATTGGCTACGACAGAGAAAATCTATTGGATTCTTCCAGAATGAGTAAGTATAAAGGTGAGTTCTCTCTTGATCAATATGGGAGAAAGATTCCAAAACATGCTCATGGAACAGTAAATTTAGATAGTTATACGTCTTCTACTAGCGTGATTGTAAGAGCTGTGCTTGATTTATTCAGTAGAATTGTAGACGAAAATTTACTTGTCAGAAGAATCAATATGTCTGCAAATCATGTGATCAGCGAAAAGGAAGCGAAACAGGATAGATATGAACAGCTTAATTTATTTGATATGATTTCTGAAAAGGAAGATGCAGTAGACCAGGAACAACTTAAAAAAGAAAAAGATATTCAGAAAGCTATCTTGGATATCAAGAAAAAATTTGGGAAGAATGCAATTTTAAAAGGCATGAGCCTACAAGAAGGAGCTACTGCAATAGATAGGAATAATCAAATTGGTGGACATAAAGCATAGGAGTGTGTTATGGGTAAATACGATGATATTATTGATCTGCCACATTTTGTCTCTAAAAAATACCCTCAAATGAGTATGCGAGATAGAGCTGCTCAATTTTCTCCATTTGCTGCATTGACAGGTTATGATGCAGAAATTAAAGAGACTGCAAGATTGACAGATAAAAGGATTGAATTTGATGAGGATGTTTTGGATAGGCTGAATGAGAGATTGAATATTTTAAGAAAATGCTTAGATGACGGTGATGTTGATCCGGATATCAGAATCACATATTTTGAAAAAGATTTAAAGAAAGATGGTGGAAAGTATATTACAATGAGTGGGAGAGTGAAGAAGGTACACGAATACAGAAATGTTGTAATATTTGAAAATGGAACTGAGGTACCGGTTCATGATATTAGTTATATAGATGGGGATATATTTAATAAATATTATTGAAAAAATTAGGCTCGCAATCCCATTAGCTTTAGCTCGTGGGTAGTTCACGGTATTGGATGATTATAGGGTGATTATAAATAATAGCAGTTGGTTCTTAAGGACTTATCTTAGGAATTGGCTGCTTATTTTTTGTGTCAGTAATTTTGAAAATAAGGTACTTCGGTAGAGAGGTAATTTTGTGTGATGTTTTTATACCGGGGGATGCCAGTATTTATGTGGGTACACTTAGGGGTAAGGTGACGTGGTTTTCTGGATTTTGATAGTGTGTTTTATATGTAATTTTTTGGAATATAAGTTGAGTTCGGGAAAATGCAGTAACGGTAAGAGTTTGTTTGGGGTTTGAATGGATATTGTGGTGGATTTTGGTTATTTTTGGACTGTTTAGAATGGTAGAAATGCAGTGTTTATGCTTTGTTGGTCGAGAGAGTTCCCGAAGTATTTTTAGGTAATTTTTTGGATTTTTGAAGTGGAAGATGAAAATTTTGGTGTGGAAATCGGAGGTCGAAATTTTGGTAGTGAGGTGTGGATAGAACCCATACCTGCTATATTTGATGCATAACATACGTCAAAAATGTTTAATACCGCCCCTATTATGGAGTGGCATAATACTACACTATTATGTTGCTTTAGGGACTTTTGGCACATTGATGAAAAGTGCAAAAGTTTTGATTGTAAAGATCTGAAAACAGGGGCGGTATATAGAGATTTTATGGACAATCTGTTGATTTTTGTGTGTGTCTTTTACGTAGCAATGAAACATTGCATCAGGTGGGATTTTAGACTCAAATTCATGGATTTCTGGACAAGTTCGGATTTTTGGTGAAAATTTTTAATAATAAAAAAGTTATCAACATAATGTGGATAACTCAAAATAATATGTGGATAACTTTTTGCCTTAAAACTTACCTCAAAACAAAATTTCCCACCAGACACACAAAATTAAACAAAAACCAACACATATTCCCCACTTGCAATCCAAAATAACCTACAAATGAGTACCACATCACCACTTTTATACCATTTTTTAAAATCAAACTTATCCACATCATGTGTATAACTATGCAATAATTTGTGTATAAATATACATCAAAAAAATACATCAAAACAATACTACACTAATAATAGTAATAATTCCTAGTTTACCTAAACATCCTACACAACAACGTGATGCAGTCCACACAAACACACAACTATACTCACTATTATTACACAAGTATTACATGTGTATCATATAACATACTATAACTATACAGTCATAACACAAGTTAATATACACTAACATACACACTGACACGATAACATACAAAAAAATAGCGACGCCATATCAGCACCGCTATCATACTTATGCTACTTGTTTATAATTGTTATAATCGATAATTGACACCTCTTGTAAACATTGTTTAGCCATATTAACAATCTTTTCTATTTCCTGTACAACGTCACCGGTATAAATAATCTCATTGCATTCTGTACATTTATAACATGGTACATTTCTGATAATAACAAGACAGTTTCCTAAATCCGTAACGTCTGTTGTATATCCCTTTTCAGCAACTGCGCCGCATTCAATACATAACATATAATATCACACCTTTCTGGTCTTAAAATCACTTTCCCACTGATCTGTATTAGGATAGTATGCTGTTATCAAATAAATGTAATCACAATCGTGACTAACCACAATATGAATATATTTATTATTTACCGAAAATCCTAGTATCAAACAACTGGGCAAAGGTTTGTCATCTTCATACTGTTTTATGACTTCTCCTGTCTCAATACCATTTATAATGTCCGTGATAGTAATATTTCTTTCTATTAGTCTTTCTTTCGCATGTCTTGTTAAAACTATCTTATTAGGCACATTTAACCTTTTCAAAACTTCGATATCAATCAAATACAATCATCCTTTCTCAATATTGTTGTCATTACTGACTATAATTATAATAACACTAAAAACAGTGCAAAGTCAAGCACTAAAATTAGTGTCAGAAGTATTTTATCTTTTCTTCTTCCGTCGGTATAATCTCGATTATATCCGACGGTTGACATCTTAAAATAAGACAGATCGTATTGATTGTATCTGTAGTAATACCTTTACCTTGCCGTATGTTTTGCATGGTAGCCTGGCTCATAATCTTATCTTTGCGTATTTTAGTAGCATTATATCCACGATCTGCGAGTGCTTTTAATATATCTATTTTATATCTAAACATACTATCTATAAATCCTTTACTTATTATTACAGATAATTATACCATAGATCACAATCAAATAAAAGCTACACACTCATAAACCGTGTTACTACTTATTATATGCGGTCAAAAAACTTTATACATCTAACATTACTTACTCAATCATAATTTTACAATTATAATCAATCGCATTACATAGCTTTATTACATCACTGACAGTTAATTCCTTTTTTTTAAAAACATTTTGTAATTGCTGAGGAGATATTCCTATTTTCCGCGCAACGTGAGTATTAGTGATTCCCTTTTCGATCAAATAACTTCTATAATCACTTAAAAACTGTTCTGTATTTTTATATTCTAACATGGATTATACCTCATTTCTTTTAAAGTCTTTTATTATACCATATTTTGTTTATAAATATAATTATACATATTTACTAAAATAAAGCAATACAATAGCGTGTTTGATTATAAATATGTACTAAAACAATAAATATATAAATAAAACTATTTACAAACATAAATAAAAGTGATAAGATATAATCAAGTTAAACGACAGATACACAGATAACAAATGAGATTGCAAACAAAGTGTCAGCCGTAAAACTTGCATAGGGTGTACAGATTTACTGCACGATACATAATAATTTAAGCATCTAAAGTGTAGCATATCTGAAAAGCAAAGTCAATTCTGGCTGAGCGATACCCAACTACAAAAGGAATTTGCACTTTGAAAAGTGAATAGTGAAATGTTAGATCATATAATAACAATGTCTGAGATTTTCTTTTCGATGTTATTACGTTTTGATTTTATAATGTTGTCACGAGATTTTTCAGTGTGTAAACTAAAATAATGTTCTCGGCTTTTATATATGTTTATTGTTATATTTGTTTTATTTTTTACTTTTAAGTAGTCGCAATAGCGATATATAGCAATTTCACCGGATTTTATTTCTTCAACATAAAAATCGCCGTTTTCTAATTTTTTAGGTTTGCCTGAAATTGACGATTCACCACAGACAAAAAAGAAATATATATTTTCACAAATATCATGATATTTTTTTATCATTTCTCTGTCTTTGTCTGTGATTGGGAAAGTCCAACTTTTATAAATGGTTTTCCTATTTTGACAGTTTTTCGTGTATTTCATTATAATATAAAAATCTTCGCTTGTATTAGTTGTCATTTTGATAACCTGAATTTCATCGGTACTTTCTATTATAGAAGGTGTTGTATCAGAATTATGTTTAAAAAAAGAAAACATACAAGCGCCGAAATAAAAATCTTGTGTCTGTATTCTATAATTGCCCATGATATAAAATCCTTTTTCTTTTATGGTAACATAAATTGACAAAATATACCATTCAGAACATTTGTTTTTTATCATAGTATATTGTATAATATAGCCTAACAGGAGGTGATATAGTGGATATAAATAATAATGCTGAATTGTCCAATACAATCAATAATTTAATTAAAGAGTCAGGCATAAAAAAAATAGTGCTTGCTGAAAAAATGGGTATTGTAAATCAAAATTTGAATCGAAAAATAAATAAAAAAAATTTATCTTTAGACGAAACAAACGACATCATAAACCCATTAGGATATAAAGCAAAAATAGTAATCGAAAAAGATTAAAAAAATAATCAAAAAACGATTGACAAACATAAAAACATATGATATTATATAATCACAAAAGGAAAACAAAAGAGCAGTCGCAAGGCTACCAACCAAACAATGACTGCTCTTTCCAAACACTTCTTGCAAAGTGATTATATATATTCTAACATTTTAGTATTCGCTTTTCAAGTCGTGTTTCACAAATTCTTGTGAAAAATTCCTTTTTAATAAAACTTAATAAAGTGATTTCTCTATCTTATAGGGGAAAGAAAGAAGCGAAATAGACCGTTCCACGCGTATAGCATCATTAGTCAGACAGCGCAGACGTGCATAAGGGTTGAATCAAATTATAAATCAAATAGTCAGAGTGTTTGAGTTATAGTCACTGGTTACGGCGGTTTTGAAAAAGTAGACTTTCAAACGTATATAAGATTGACAAGCGAAACATGATTTTGCATAAGTCAAATTAAAAATAACTTTCACTTCCAAAAGAAGGGAGGTGAAAACGTATGTACTATATAACATACGACAATGAAACAGTCGTGTACAATTCAGACCATATGCAACTTGTAAAGTGTCCAACGGAACAAGAAGCAAAAGAATATATACACGACAACTCATAAATTATTGTAACTTGTAAATCAGGACTTGTCAAGTCGGCAAGTCCTTTAAAGTGAGTCAAAACACTTTGAAAAAAGAATGTGATGTTTAAACGATTTTTATGGAATGTGAGTGCAAACGAACAATCCGTTTATTTTATTTTGACTATGCAAGGCATAGAAAACAAGCAAAGAAAGATACGTTTCGGGCAAAAGCATAAGACCCGTGGCAGTGAGTAATAGAAACGACTTTACTTCTAATGTTTTCACACATGGCTTGCGTAGATGAAAATAAAATAGCGAATAATCAAATAAGCAAAGGAGATCAAGACGATGGTAAACAGATATTACTTTTCAGAAGATAATCGAGAATCACTTCCAGACGCTATGGAAAAAACATTTTCAGAAAATCAGCTAAAAGAAGTTTATCGAGACATTATCGAAAAAACAGAGTATAAAGATTTTTCGGAATGGTTTTTTGACATGCTCAAAAATGGCTTAATTATTCACAGACAAACGAAAGAGAGGAAATGAAAATGAAAAAATATGTTGTAAGATTAGTGACTTATAAAAATGCGATTGTTGACGGTGAAGTGTTTGAGGCGGTAGACGAAAAAGAAGCATTGGAATTATATATCAATAGATGTAATCGTTTAGGGATTCAGAAAGGATACTACGATAAATACACTATTGAAAATTGGATTTTTGACTAATTCATATAAGCTGACCTATCGGCTAAGGGGAGAAAGAGGTTAAACATGGCGAAACTAAAAAACGTATTGAAGGGTTACACATCACATGAAAATATCAGCAGATTGGTTGTAATAGATACAAAAGATTTGACAGCACTATACAGCGGAACGCTTGAAGATTTTCAAAAAGCTCCTGATTTTATGGAAGAGTTTAAAAAAGAATTAGAAAATAAGGAAGTTATAAAGGCTGATATGAGTTGTGGATGCCAGTTATTCATATTCGTTTAATCCGGACACGTTCCGGCACTGTCAAGAAAAATATTGCACCATAACTAAAAATTTGCTATATTATATTAAGAGGTAATAGAGAAAGTAGGTGAAGGAAATAACTTTACAACAAAAAATAAAAGTTGCTTGTGATGAGGCTGGAATATCATTGACAGAATTGGGTGCAAAAATGGGAATGAGTCAAGCGTCTATTTCCAAAAGGGTAAAAACTGGAAAATTTACGCAAGAAGAACTAGAGAAGATGGCTAGTATTATGGGATGTAAATATACATCTGCTTTTGTTTTCCCGAATGGGAATAGAATAGGCTAAGAAAAGACATTATACGTTTGTATGATGTCTTTTTTATTACAATCATACATTCCGAAAACGTAAAATAAATTCTAAAAACATATTGACATCGCGAAAACTTCATGCTATATTAAGCATAACGAAAACGTAATGATTAGTAAGTTTTCGGAAATAGCACCTTGTCAATTTCATATAGCTAATCAAATACAACGCGTTTATACGAGCAGATAACACTGTTTAAGTACAGAACTCTTATAAGCGGAAAATCAGCAAGTGAATTAAGGGAATAAACCGTAAACAGGCTGTGCTGTATGATGTTCTAGTCTATCGGTATAAGTCCGATACTGACGAGCAAGAGCGAAACTAGAAGAGAATAAGAAAACATATATAAAGAAAGGTTAAAAGGTGGAAATTATGAGCAAGAAAGTATTGTATTTTGAAGGCGCAGGTTGTGTACCATGTAATGACGTGGAAAATTGTAGAATTAGAACAGCATTTACTAACAAAGAAGGTAAAAAAGTTTATATTGAATTTATAAGCGGATATAAACATATAGTTGTTGAATACGGAAAGAACGGAAGAAAACTAAAGCATCCGAAAACAATTTCAGAAGATGGTTACTTGACTTGCGATTTTTGTTATTATATTACAAATGATCCGAAAATTGATGATTGTAATAAATCAAGATTAGAATGCGAAAGAAATTCCGACATCGAAAAAGTAAAATACACAAAAGAAAATATTTTAAATTTTGTTAATAAATATTGCAACGCTGATTTTGAAGAAATAGTTGTGCTTGATAATTTAGCGGGGTTCAGAGTCTTTTCAGATGGGAAACGAGATACATTTGCAGGATATAATTACGGTGATGAATTTAACTATAACAAGGAATTGACGGAAAAAAGAATTGAAAAAGTAGAGGACATGAAGAAATATTTTTCAAAATTGTTCAATCAAAAATATGATAATACTAGATATTATATCAATAATAATGGCGAATTAGAAGTAAGAATATCTGTATCTGATCAGGCTTTACAAAAAGCAAATTGGGATAAAGGAAGGATTTTTACAGTAGAAGTATAAGTTTTTCTACTTTTTAAATAGAATTATTACATATTAGGAGGAAAAGATAATGACAATTAAACAGGCAAAATGGATTAAGGATGGAAAAATTACTAATGTGTGGATTAAAAGCACAAATATAGAAGAATGGATAGAGATAAGCGGTTATAATCCATTCCCGTTTTTTGGAACAACAAAATTTAAAACGTCCAAAAACGTTTTTGAAACCTGGATGAAAGAAAATGGTTTTAGAAAAATCATGAATACATCTGATTACCATTCAGTAAGATTGATAAATTTAATATAATAATAGCGGAGATTTTCCGCTTATAAAAGTGGGCAATATGGATCATTTAGAGTATAGTTTTAATTCTAATTTGAACATTGTCTTTTTTTATAAGTGGAAAAGCATACACAAGTAAAATAGGAGGAAAATAGAATGTTAAAAAGAACAATCAAACACGAAGAGTTAAAAGGCGGGTATACGATGGGAAAGAAAATCATTATTGATGCCTGTGAGATTTTCGGAGAATTTGAAATCATGGCAATGTATGAAAATGGAGAAGAATTAGAAAGCAGGGCTGTATCAACGGAAATAGAAGCGATCAAAGTATTTGACAATCTGCTTTTAAAATATATGGAGCCGTTACAATGTGCCCTTTATAACAAATTACAGCCGGGAAAGAAGTATACACTTGTATATCTGAACGAATTCGGTTTCCCAGTAGCTCAGAAAATCACTTTTCATAGTATGAGAACAACAACATATGCGCAATATAGCGATGTTATGGAAATGATTTTTACACCATACCGCAAAAGAACAAAATATAGAAAACTCATCTATAACTGTTCTATGATGATTTTTGAAGGTTGGCAGGATTTAAAAGAAGAGGAACTAAAAGAAACTCTTGAAGATAATAAAAATGTAAAAATTACAAAATCAAAATATGGTTGCTTTGACAGTAGGTATATTGATGATTTGGAAAACTGTTTTAAGAATCCAGTTGTTATCTATATAAGGATTATAAAACAGGTGTAAATGGGAAAATTTACGCATAGAAAGGAGAAATAAACCATGACAAAACAGTTTTTAAAACGTGTTATAACTGAATCGATCGTTGATACAAAGATGCACAGATACATATACAATACAGGAAATGGAAACATTGAACGGCTGCCACTGGGAAAGCTAAATACAACATATGCTTTAACAGATTGGGAAGTAGTCGGAAACGTAAGGGATTTATAGAAAGAGGTTTGAATGATGAAACGGAAAATATTATATATCGGTGCTGTTGCAATTATTTCTTTTACCACATTTATAATAGGAAGAAACTCGGTTGAAAACACACCGAAACAAGCTCAGGAAACAGTCGCAGAAATGCCGGAAACATATATTGACAGAGAAGAAATCGAAAGCGTTACTATTGGAACAGAGGGGTTTGAGTTAAATTTTTTGGACGGAACTGGCTATTATATCGAAACAGACGTTACACCGGATAGCGGATATATCAATGTAAATGATATAAAAGGTTGGGAAACCTGGAACGATGATGAAAAAGTATATCTATCTGTAGGTGATTGGATAATCAGCAAAGAGCCATATACAACAAATACGAAAGCGGAAAGAATGGAATAGGAAGAGACATGATGGAAAATTTTTATAACAAACATCAGATACAGTTAATTAATATCACACAGAGGAAACGCCAGATTGAGCTGATCTCGGTTGAAAGAAGTGGAACGAAGCAAAAGGAAAGGGGTCATGATTATGATAACAGTAGGAAAATCTTTAGCAGATTATACGTTTGAGGAATTGGAAGCCTTGGATAAGAATATACTAACGAATGAAGAGTGTGAGCAGATTCGTGAGAATCCTCTCGTAACACTGGATATTTTGGGAAGCAGTTCATACAGACGCGGTAGAACATGGATAGATGTTCATATCGAAAATGAAGAACGACAATGCAACATAGATGTATACGTATAGAAAGCACTTGTAATTATACAGGTGCTTTTTATTATAGAAAACTTTACATATTAAAGGAGATTAGAAAAATGAGTAGAAACGGAAAACTTGAACCTATGGAAGTGGAAACAATGATGAATGAAGCAAGAATGCTAAACAATATCATTGAAGTTGGAGAAAGAATGATCGTATCTGACAAGATGGAAGAAGCAAGATCGAAACATGATGGAAGAGAAAAGGCAATTATCAGCATTAATCCATTGCTTATTCATGTTCCAGATTGGCAAAGAGAATTAAGGGTATCTATTGCAAAGAAAATCGGATCTGAATTTAGCTCTTATAAGTGGGATTTGCCTAAGATTATGTGCAAGAATGATAAATTTTATGTTGTTGACGGTATGCACAGAATCATTGGCGCTTATTTTGGAAACATGAAATTGATTCAGGTTGAAGTATTGATCGGAATTACAGAAGCAGAAGCGGTTGACTTATTCTTGTCACAGCAAGACGATCGAAAAACCATGACTCCTGTCGATATCTACAGTGCGGCGCTTGTAGCTAAAAAAGAAGAATATGTTACATTAAAATCTATCTGTGACAGAAACCACATTGCTGTTAAGGGAGACAGGAACCCAGTAAAAAATCCTATTGGTATTTTAACTTCTGTCTCTGACGGTGCAAAGATGTCGAGAGTTTGTCCGGATTTATTAGACAGAATTTTACAACTTATCGTAAAACTACAATGGAACGGAGGTAAAACTTATCGCGAAGGAAAGGCATTCAGCGCGAAAGTATTAAGAGTATTTAGAAAATTATATGCCTACTACTCTGGAAGAGAGACAGACATGGAAAGAGTTCTGTTGAATAACTGTAAAGGAAGTAAATATTTTAATGATAATTTATCAGAGAAGTGGCAAGATTCATTATTTGATTTCCTTTCCGGTGTGATCGAAAGGAATATTGATATTCCGGGAATTGAGTCTAAGACAACACGAAAAAGAACATCAAGAAAAGCAATAGCAAAGACTGCATAAGAAAAACTTACATATTACGTTCTGTGAGTATCACAGCTTGCAGAATGATTTCAGGGAAATAAAAAATACAACAAATAAACACAACAACAAAAGAAGAATAATACAATGGAGATTTTGAGCGAATTTACAATTTGCGGAAAGAAGTATTGCACTGTAAGAACAAAAGGCGGTGTATCAGTGGTGGAAAAATGGGAGTATAACAACGTAGTGAACAAGTATATGAGGAATGGAGGAAATAAGAAATGAATGTGATTGAAACAGTTATGACGGAAAAAGAATGGAAGAAACATAATAAAGAATGGTTAGAAGGATATGTTATAGCTGCTACGAGCCAGAAGTTTAAACGGTGGAAGCGCAGACTGAACTTTCAAAAGTTCTCTGGATTGTTTTTGCTTCTTATCGCGTTGTTTATGACAGAAACGGATGCAAAAGTATATATTACTGTATTAGGTGTGGCGCTGATCGTGTACTGGAAACCATTTTGTAAGTAAGAATTATTAGAAAGAAAGTAGAGGAAAATATTATGAATATCGAAGTAAATAAGACAAATGTAAAAGTAGAAGGAAATAACCTGGTGATCGAATTAACAGAAGAACTAAGGAAGTCTTTAGGAATGAGGCAAGAGAAACAGTTATATGAATGCAAGGTTGGAAACGTGATTGTAGACGACATTGGAAATGAATGGTATGTGGTGGAACAGGATATTGAGAACAATAGAACCAAAGTTTGGAAAAAAGAGCTTATTGATGGAACTTATAAATTTGACAATGGGTCAAATGACTTTAGAACTTCTGAAATCAAGAATGTACTGAATGATGAAAATGGGAAAATTCTGTCTGATATCTACAAAGGATTTGGAAAAGAAAATGTATTATTAGATACAGTTGATTTACTTTCTATGGATGGGTTGGACACTTACGGAACATGTAATTGTAAAGTACATTTAGGAACTTTTGATGATTACAGAAAAGCCAGAAAGAATGGTATGTTTAGGACAGAAAATGAAAAACCGTTTTGGTTAGATACACCAGACAGTACAAATGAAGGATGCTCGGCTTCCTGTGTTCGGTTTGTTGGCAGTGATGGTAGCGTGGGCTGCAACGGTTGCCTTTGGAACGTTTGTGGGGTTCGTCCGTTTTGCTCTTTAGACTCTTCAATCTGTGTATCAGTTGAATAACGTAGAACTTTGGAACAGTCAGGAACAGCTTTTTGCTGTTCCGTATGTTATGGAAACAAATAATGATTTTATCGGGAGGAAATAGAAATGAAAGTAAAAGACTATAAGGAAATGTGGAAAAGCGAAAAGGAAAATGTGTTTGTTTTTTATAATCAATTTGATATGGGAGCGAAATACAAAGTATATCGTAAGGTATCTTATGATGGAAATATTAGAGCAGAGTATTTGATAGCTTTTGTTACTATTGGTGAAGCTATTAGATATGCAAAACAAGTATATGATGAAATTGTGGAGAAATAAAAATGCTATGTAATAAAAAAGAACATTGTGAACATCAAGGAAATGATGGTTGGAGCGATAAACCTACTTGTGAACTTGATTATTATAAATTTGATTGTGAATATCAAGACAGAACACAAGAACAGGAACAATGGAATTATGAACATGCGGATATGATAGATATTATGTGTAGAGAAAACACATGAAATATGAAATGATTTTATCGGAAGGAAATAGTTATGTTTACTAAAACAGAACAGAATAAATTATTAAAAATAAGAAGAATATTGGAAGAAGTTTATGACAATGGAAAATTAAGAAAATATAATCTCGTACCATATTCGGCAGAGGAATTAGTACATTGTTACAACTCTATTATTAGAGATATTACACATAGCACAGTATCAATTTGTGGTGATGTCAAGAATATCTTTGAAAAACATGGATTTAAGATTGAAGAAAAGGGAATAGGGTGGAAAATTTCTTTAAAATAATTACATGAAAAGATAATTTTATTAGGAGGAAATTAAGATGAAAGCAGTTAATATTAAATGGGATACAGACGGAGATTTAGAGTTATTACAGGAATTACCTAAAGAGATAGAAATTCCAGAACATTTTATAGATGAAGATTTTGACATAGAAGATTATTATGAAGAAATTTCTGATTATATTTCTGATGTTACTGGATTTTGTAACTATGGTTTTGAACTGATAAATGAATAAGAGATAATTTTAAATGGAGGAAAATACTATGAGTAAAATTAAATATACTAAAAAAGTTACATATGAAATGGAACGCTATCCAGAAAAATGCAAAGAATGTCCTTGTTTTTCACAGAAACCATATAGCTGCATGAATGAAAAAGGTATGGAGGCAAGATGCGAATTGGGATATATGGATGGGAAAGACACGAGAGATTTTTATGGAAATATAAAATGTTCAAGTTGTATGATCGAAGAAGATGATAGAGTTAAACTTATCGATAGATAAAAGCACGATTTTGTATGGAAAGGTGGAAATAAATAATGATTACAAGAGAAATGATTAAGAATGGTTTTAGGAAAAATTTAATATCATTAAAAAATGAATACAATGGTTGTGTTAGTTTGTGTTGTAAGATTGGAGAAAATGCGTTTTATTTTGCAGAAGGAAACGATTGTTATTTAACGGTTGAACAATATAAAAGTAAATATACAGCAAACGAAATTGTTGACTTTATTTATACTGTACTAAAAGATGTTGAATCAGCGGAAGAACACGGACTTGATAGCGTAGAACTAGAATATTACGAAACTATTTTAACAAAATGAAATGAGATGAAAGAATGCTTTCATAAGAGGAAGGATGGTATATTATGGATTTACAGAAAATTGCGAAAATATTATATAATCTGTCTTTAGATATGGATTATGCGGACTCTTTAGAATACAAAGATGAAGAAGTAAAGTGTATCACAGAAGAACTGGAAATTTTAAAACAAAATGAATGTTTCAGTACGCTGCAAATGTTGGAAATGATCGCATTGAAAAATGAAGATATGGAACATTGGAAAGAGGGAAAATAGTATGTCATTAAGAGAATATCTAAAAGAACTGAAAATTGATCAAATTGAAGATGATACAGAATTTTGTGACAAGGAATACAATGCGATAATGGACTATTGCACAGAACGGAAATTCTTGATCACAGATGATGATTTAGCATGTATTGTTGATCGTGGTATGAATGATAGTTATGAGTATAGACGCGCACAATATATTAAGGATTTATGGTTAGATTTTGGCAATGTTCCGATGAACCCTAATACAGAATGTATTGAGGAAGAGTGGAATGGATTCGCAGCAGGATGGCATAGAACGTCAATCTGTGATTGGTTTGAGGAAAGTTATGGTGTAAGTGTTGTAAAAGATTTGATGGGATTGTAGGAGAAAATGATTATGGCAAAATATATTGTAGATTATTATGAAACATATGGCAAAACATATGAAGTAGAAGCAAATAGTAAAGAAGAAGCGGAAGAAATTGTAAAAGATGATATTATGAAAGGACGTAGGGAGTCACCATATAATTGTACGGATTCATGGTGTGAAGTAGAAGAAATAAATGAGTCATACTTGATTGATGGAGTGGCTACATGTTGTGGATATGATTTTGGAATTGATATGTATAAAGTAAAATTTTGTCCGATATGCGGAAAGAAATTGATTATAGAAGAATAGAATCGGAAATTTATCTAAGGTGGTTTTAATATGGCTTTTCAAATAATCGAAAAAGATGGAAAAAGTTATAGAAAGAATATTAATAAAACAGGACAATGCAAACATTATCCAGAAGTACGGTGTGTTTGCTGCAATCCAGAATGTGACCATAATTGTAGTGTAGATGATGAATTGGAAGAAATGTTAGAAAATCAGTTGATGGATTTTCTTTGAAACTCGTATTTCTTATGGAAAGAGGTGTAAATAACTATGGTAGATACATATGGAAGATGGCATGAGGAAGAAGATTATTCTACATATCCAGAAGAAAAATGGTGTGATTATGACACAATGGCAGCGTGGATCAGAGAACATGGATATGAACCAAAAACATCAATGGAAAATCTTATTAATATGATATTTGCACACTATGAATGTGAGATAGAAGATGATAAAAATAACACATATCATCCAAACAATTTTAGAGATTGTAAAGACCCATGGATAAGTGGGTACAAGGTTTATGTGGAAGATAATGGTGGGTTTGAAGAATTTGATTATGAAGCGTAGGAAAGGAAATAAAAACTATGAAAGAAAAATTAAGAGTGTGGTGGATTCCGCAAGTAGGATTAAGTGACGCATTTTACATTCCGGTAAAGAGTGTAGAAGAAGGAAAGAAAGTAATGGATATTCTTGCTGCATATGACGCTTTCCAGTTGCAGAATAATATTAAACCAGATTATTGCAATACTGGTGGTTTGCAAGTTTACAATCCAGAGATTGCAGACTATGAAGATTGGTATTTGGAAACAGAAGATAATTATTTTGATAATATTGATGATTACTGTGAGCAATGCGAAAGAGCAGAAGAATTGACGGAGTTCAATCAGACATTATTTGAACAGATTGATTGGCAAAAGATTAAACGAATGACACAATGAAAGTCGCATTTTAACAGAAAAAGGAGTGAATTATATGCTTAAGCCTGGTGGTGGATTTGCAAGTAAAGAAAGAGGAATTCAGACAATGCATTGTTCTTCTTGTGGTAAAAACTTAGGAACACAAGGTTGGGAAGGACAAAAGGAATTTAATGATGTTGAAGAAAAAGGCTGGAAATTTTGTCCGTACTGTGGAGAACCATTATATAAATAATGAATTTCACATTTCTTTTGAGAGAGAAATGACAATATTAAAAGAATTGGCAGCAGGAAATAAAGGAGTAAGAAATTATGATGTGGACATTATTTGTATTGGATTTTGATGGAACCTATAACAATGAATACAAAGAAGGTTACGGAGCAAGACCAGAAGTATATCAGATTCCATTAGATAGACAGAGAGAGGTGGAGAGTCTTGCCGGAGAAGCAACTAGAAAGTTTAATTCATGTACAGATGTATGTGAACCTATTGGAGATATTTTTAAGGGATTGCTCGAAGAGAATGGAATTAAATTCCACTATGTTGGATATTTAAAAATACGTTTCAAAGAGAGACAAGAAGATTACCTTGCAGATTATATTCCTAGGGAGATTGTGTAAATATGGCTCAAAGATGGACAGATAGAGAGATTAGGTACTTGGAATCAAAATATTTGAATCAGGCTGTGTCAATTACAGCAAAAAGACTTAATAGAACAGAACGTGCAGTTGTAAAAAAGGCTTTGGATATGGGCTTGAGCAAGGTGCATGATGTTTTAAGCGTGAATAAACTTGCTGAGTGTTTCAATGTTACTCATAAGGTAGTCATGAAGTGGATAAATCAATATGATCTTCCATGTCGGAAATTTAAATGTTCGTGCTGCACAAAATATATGATTGATCTTGAAAATTTTTGGAAATGGGCTGAACAGCATAAGGATATTATCAACTGGTCTAGGTATAATTGTATGACATTGGCTTTGGAACCGGCGTGGGTAAGGTGTGAAAAATTCTCATATGACAGACCAAACAAAGGAAAATACTGGACAGATATGGAAATAAACTATGCAAAATCCATGTTGCGTAGAGGAATGTCTTATAGAGAAGTTGCAAAAGAGTTAGGAAGAACGCAGAGTGGTGTTGCACATAAGTGTGCTTACATATATAATGGATAATGAAGGGTGGGGATATGCATATGGGAGCGTTAATTGGAGGAATATTTTTATTGATGCTATGTGCGTTTTTGGAAAATCTCAGTGATAGTTTAAAGTAAAAAATATTTGGAGGTAAACATTATGGGTGGAATTATTTTTGGGTTGATTGTTCTTGTTATTGGAGGTTTGTTTACATTGGCGGAAAATCATAAGACAAGTAAAATGTCAGAAGATGAACGATGGGAATATGAATGGAAGAAAGCAAAAAAAGGAAGATAGTGTATGTATAGTTAGAAGTCATCAGAAATTGTCCTGGTGACTTTTGTAGTGTATATAAGAAAAGAAAGCTAATCAATTAAAACAATCGGGGATATCTGATTGTTTTTTTATTGCAAAAACAGGAGGAATATTATGAGAAGAGAAAAGGATAGCATGGAATATTTGTTCAAAGAACAAAGTAAAAGAGTAAAAAGGGGAATAAAGAATATGGAGAACTCCATGTATAACAGTTACAACATTTGCAACGTTGATTTTGAATTCGCTACAGAAATGAAAGCCGAAGGTTTATTACATGGAACACGATTTTAAAGAAAGAAGGTATTAAATGTGAAGGAGATTAAAAGAGAAGATATTCTATTAGGAGAATATGAAAAATTGTATTGTCGAAATGTATATGAATACCTTACTCGGAATAATAAGCCACAAGAACAGAAATATTATAGAACAGATGATGGAGAATTGTGGGAGATTAGTTATTTTCATGGAAAAGAATCAAAAGAATTTGCAGAACGATTGTCTGCATTAGAATATTTACAAAAGAAAATAGATATTGCAGAAGCATTGGGATTTTAGGAGAATATTATATGTGTTATAAAATTGAAAAACAAAGAAAAATAGAACAAAAACTTGCAAAAGAATTAAAAGATATTCCTGATTTTATATCAGATTTTTTTGATAGATATAAATCAGCGGCTACAAAGAGAGTTAATTGGATATATATTAGAGATATGCTTAATTGGATGATCAATAATAAATATATAAATAAACAAAGCATAGCAGAAATCAATGAAACAGATATGCAGATTATTACTAGTAATAATCTTATTAAATATCTTAACGAATTAAAAAATGGATTTTTAGGAAGAACAAATTCACTGGATTCTATCAATACAAAGAAGAATGTATTCAGTGCTTTTTGGAATTATTTACGACAAAATAAATATGTCGATGATAATGTGATTTCACATATACCTGGCAATCTATATAAATCTGAAAAAAGATATAAAGAAGTAGAAATCCCTACAGATGAGCAAGTGGAAAAATTCTTAGTAAATATCACAGATGGAAATAAAAATGAATTTAATATTATTAGAAATATTGCCATTGTTCAACTTATAAAAGGAAGTGGTATTCGTTCAGAAGAGCTAATAAATATGGATATTTCCGATTTACATCTATACGAAGAAAAAAGACCGTATATGATGATTCTTGGAAAGGGAAATATACAAGAATATGATAAAGTTTATATGTCTGAACAGGCTAGAATGAATATTGAGGAGTATTTGAAAATTAGAACTTTTTTCGTAACAGAGAGAAAAATTAAAGATAATGCATTGTTTTTATCAAATGAAAATAACAGATTAAGTAAAGGTGCAATTACAGGGTTTTTTAATTTATATTCGGAAGGTGAAATTTACCCACATATGTTAAGACATTGGGTTGGAAGTAAATTGTATGAAGAAACAAAAGATATTGTTCTTGTTCAAAGACAATTAAGGCACAAGAATTTGGAAACAGCAGCAAGATACTATGTACACATGGATGAATCTACTATAGCAGATGCTGTACTTGATTTGTAATATGTGTTAAAATAATATGTAATGGAGGTACGATATTGAGAGGAAAATATATTGGTAGAGACGGAAGTATGGGGTTTCGCACAGGACAAACATATGAGATAAGCACAGAACTTACGAAAATCTACAGAGATAAGAAAAAGGTTGATGTAATTATGTTGAGAAGCGGGAAGTTGTTTTGTCCGTATGATTCCGTAGAGAGTATTTTGGAAAATTGGAAAATTGGAGAAACCATGATGGAAAACTTTATGAATGAGCCGATTGAACAGAACTGGACAGAGAATGACATTATAGAAGAATATGAAAAATACAAAGACAAGAAAAAAGTTGCAAAGGTATATGGAGTTACTACGCAGCAGGTAACGGAAATTTTGAAAAGGAATGTATAATATGAACAGCGATATTTTTGAAATTATGCATAAAGATAGAAGAGTTGCAAGAATTGATTCTTCTGGAAGATGTAAGGTGTATTACAAAAGTTTTATGCCGTATAACCTATATCTTGAAGAAGAAGAAGATGTTGATACTCTTGTTAATAATATTACAAATTTCAATTATTGGTGTGCAACAAGAGTTCTCACATTGGATAGAAAATATGCTAAAGAAATTTTGAACAGTATAGGAATGAATCAGGCTGTAACGGACAAGGATAGAGCAAAAGTGGCGTTATCATATAGGTGTACATCATTGACAGATGTTTTCTGGGTAAGAAATAAAGGTGAAAAGATAACATTTTCTGAAGTCAATTTATATGATAACCATCTTGAAAATATTTTTATAGATATTGCTCTGCGAGGAAAACAATATACGGTAAATAATGAAGATCTGGCGAAAGACTTATCTACGAATGGTGTTTTCCCAAAAGCCTGGAAACGGACAGAAAAAGGATTTTCTCTGTTGAAAGACGGAGGGATAGAAGTTGTCGAGAAGGAACTTCTATCAAGTAAAATTTGTCAGTGTTTTGATGTAAAGCAGGTCATATACAACAGAAGTGTATTTGCTGAAGAACCGGTAACTATAAGTGAAAATATCACATCAAAGGACTTTTCCATTGTGTCTATGGAAGCATTTGAAGTGTATTCACAGAACCATGATCGAAATATCCGTAAATATATTTTGTCGCTAGATAAACATGATTATTATATGATGAACATCGTTGACTATCTTGTAGGAAATACCGATCGTCATTGGGGAAACTGGGGAGTTCTGGTAAATAATGCAAACAACAAGCCAGTTTCACTTCATCCGCTGATGGATTTTAATAAGACGTTTAACTCATATGATGGAATAGAAGGTTCTAATTGTCAGACTTGCTTCGGAAAAAAGGTCAACCAGAAAGAAGCTGCATTGTATGCTGTTGGAAAAATTGGATTAAATCAAATCAAAGAAGTGAATTATGAGTGGTTTGAATATTTCCCGGAATATGTTGGAATGTTCAAGAAACGATTGGAAATATTAAATGGTTTGAAAGATTGATTTCAAGCGAAGGGGAATTATGAAGGAACAAAAAATATGCCCGTTTTGTGGTTCAGAAAAGGGATACTATATAACAGAAAGAGTAATTAGAGATTTGTTTTTTAATTACAATAATGAGCCATGTGGAGCGTCTGAAGATATTACAGAATTTTGTAGTAGAAGACGAAGGTGTATAAACTGTAATAAAATACTCCCGAAAAAGATGTTTATTAAAGTAAAAGAAATGTAGGTTTTATTTGGATTGAGAGGTGTTATAATTGGATACTACAAATAAACATATTGGAAATCAATTGTCACAAATGTCCGATAAAGATATAAAAGAAGTATTTGAACAATACGCACATAAATTAGAACTTGATAAATTTGATAACGGGAAAAATTGGGAAATTAGTGTGCTTCATATATTAAATGATATATTAATGTGTAATCATTTTGATAACAATGGAAATATGTTATTGATTGATGAAGACATAACTTCTGATAAATATTGGGACAAATTAAATGACTAAAGTTGGTCAGATTGGAGCGTTTTATGAGAAGAAATTTATTTATTGGCATTCCTAACGATAAATTGAAGGAATGCTATGAAAGTTATAAAAGAGTGCAATGCAAACGAGAAGAGAAAAAGGAACTATTTTCTGAGTTAGCAATAGAATATGAAACAGAAGTTGGAGAAAAGGCTGCTATTGCAATATGTCAGTCTGATATGTTTAATGAAATTGCACATAGATATTTTAAAGCATATGATGGATTAGGCGTTTTAATAGATGATATGAGGTGATATTATGGAAAAGAAATTTAAAACAGGAGATAGAGTTTATCATAGAAATTTAAAACAGTATGGGAAATTTATTGGTTATGCGTGGGAATCTGATGATGAGTGTGATGTTGAATTTGAGGAAGAAGATGGATATGTAGAACAGAAACATGTAAGCGTCAGTTGGCTTGATTTAGCAGATAGCATAGAGCCTGTTTTAGCAGCTAATGGAGAACCTATTAAAGATCGTGGAAGTTTAATAGATTTTTCTAGATAGATTCTAAGTTTTATATCAAATGAGGAGGTAATATATTGTTATCGGTTAATGGTTCAGGATTTAAAGTGAATGGTAAATGGTATTATATCAACGATGTATTAAAATATCCGAATACAAGCATAAAGAGAATTATATTGTTTGGATTTTATGATAATGAACAGTATGAAGACAATGATTGTGGTTGTGGTTTTTATACTGCGACAGTAGAACTTATTGGTAATGAATGGAAATTGGATAAAAAATCTATTTCCGGCATTGATTGGTATTATTTGGGAGAAAAAGAAGAAGATAAAGATATTATAAGAGCTGTACAAGAAGTAGTTAGTCATGAGTGTGCTTATATGGACGAAAACGGTAAATGCTCTGTTAATGTATGTAAAGTTTGCAAAAATACATATGTTCCATGTGGTTCTTATGTTATAAATAAACCATATTATTCAAAAGATTAAAATCCGTGAGGTGTAATTATATGTTACAATACAGAGAATTTCTTAGTTTAACAGATGAAGAAATTAAATTTATTCTTACTGAAATGTTCAATCCTACTAAGATTGTAAACATTGAAAGAGACAAAGAATGGAATAAAATCACAGTAGAAATGACAACTGGTGGTTGGGATGATGGCGAAGGTGGAGAATTTGAGATAGAGGATATAATCACTTTAAAGATGCCAACAGTTTATGATTGTGGTTTGGAAGTGGATTTTTCTTTAACAAGCGAAGATAAATTGAAATGGGAACAATTTTTGTTAGCAAAAGGATGTGATTATAGGTCAAAAGATAATCCATATATGGAAGAATGTTAGATAAAAATTATTTAAAAATATAAAAAGGTTGGTGATTTTGTATGGTAAAGAAATGTTTACTTAAAAGATTTGGGATTTTAGAAGTAAATAAATATGTTGCGTATAGAGTACATCCTAATCCAGATTTATTATATATTTACTTCTATGACGATTGGCATACCGTTCCAAAGGAGGATGTCGAAATTATCAACATATAAATATAAATAGAATTTAACTTTCATCTGGGAGGTGTAAATGTTATGAGAAAAGTAGTTTTAGAACCGCACAAAGAAAAGTCAAACTTATGGTGTTGGAATGTGTTGCAGTACAGTGAAAGCCAAGATACATGGTATAGCATTGGTTCCGGGATAGAAGTAAACTGGGATATAGCAGCTAGAAAAGCTAAAGAAATAATAAAGATGTAATAAATATATGTAAGACGATACTTATTCTGTATCGTCTTTTTCATTGGATTCATGTAACTTGCAATAATATAAAAGAAGTCTATTTAACGCTGGATCCTCAGATTTGAATAAATCAGTTGGAGTACATTCTAGTGCGATACATATTCTTTCTAGTGTGTCAAAATTTATTTTGCTTGTATCTCCATCGTAAAGTTTACATGCCGCAGGATACCCGACCCCGATCGCTTTTGCAAATTGATTTTTATTCTGAAATTTTTTATCTACCAGATCTTTAATATCTAAGCGCATGTATTCACCACCTGTTCGTTATATATTGTTTACAGTATATAGTTTAGCATATATTCTTTAAAAAATAAATATATTTTATTGAATATACTCTTGACAATATACTGTAAAGAGTATATACTTATGATATCGAAAGAGAGAAGTACATAGATTAGGAGAAAGGAGGATGCGTAATTATGAAAATTAAATTTGAAAAATTTGATATTGTAATGGTTGACTTTGGAGATAACACTATAGGAAGTGAACAAGGCGGGAAAAGACCAGCAATTATTGTACAGAATGATATAGGAAATCATTTCGCTGCAACAACCATCGTTATACCATTTAGTACAAAATTAAAAAAGATAAACCAACCTACGCATACTCTTATCAAAAAGGGAAGAGGTACAGGGTTGGTAAAAGATTCTATTGTTTTGTGCGAATGCATAAGAAATATTTCAGAATTAAGAATAGAAAAGTACCTTGGAAAGATAACATCTATGGACGATAAACGTGCAATAAAGATTGCATGTGACGCAAATTTTATGTGGGGAGATGATGTGGCATGAGATATGTATTGATGGACATTGAAGAAGCTGTTAAGCACTGTAAAGGGAAAAAAGTTTTAGTTGCAGAACAAGACCTTGAAAATAATGAGGTGGTAGGTTTTGAAAGAAAAACTTTTCAGGAATGCAAGGATATTATCGAGCGATCTGAAACAATAGCAAAAATTTGTGATGACTTTTTAAACCAGCTAAGAGTGTTTTCTGAAAAACAATTAGATTTGATGAACATAAAACCTATCGGAACTATGAGTACAATATTAGTTCATGATCCTTTCCCGGATACAGAAGAACAGAAAAGAACAAAAAATCGAACAAACGTTCTGTCAACTATTGACAAGAACAAGTGTTCGTGTTAATATACTTTTTGTAAACATAATAAAAAAGAAGAGACGGAAATCCATCACAGGTGCGCCAACACCTCCGGTTCCGGCTCTTCTAAAACCAAAAAACGCATTTCCCAAAAATGGGAGTGCTAAGAACAGCTTGCGCTATCCCTACTAGTATAATACATATTTTTTTCAAAGTAGTCAAGCGTATCAGCTAAAAATTCCAAATATTGGAAAACTGAATATTGAAATTTACTTTTTATTCGTGTGGACAAGTTTCTAAATGTTTATTTCTGATGCAATTTTTTAAATAGGAGTGAAATAAACAGTGAATAACGCAATGAAAAGTAAAAAAGAAAGGGTGGTTGAAATGAATTATGTCGTGACGAACGACAAATTGTACATTAGGTTAAGTTCTGATGGTTCTCCTGTAACTTGTTCTAAACGCAACGCTCAAGTATTTGAAAAGGACAAGGCGGATAATATTCTAAAGAATCTTCCAAAAGTATTGAAGAACTTTCGTTTTAAAGTAAAACCTGTTCCACAATCTGAACAGGAAGTTCCTCAGAACAAAACAAAAACAGATAATGTGCAATCAGAAGAGAAGAAATACATAAGAAAAGATTCGTACATACCGTGCGACGAGGTTGTACAGTGGATCGAAAAATCAAGACAGTGTAGCGAATTTGTGGAAGACGCTACGAGAAGAAGAGCAGTATTACATAAAAAATTGGCAAATGTTGATCGTGAATTGTCAAACTGTATGCATCAGATTGAATTAGAAAAATGGAAGTCAGGTTGTGATGGATACAAATTATATAAGTTGGAAAAAGAAATTCTTGAAAAACGAAGACAGATTAAAGATGAGTTGGTAATTATTCAATCTGTCCTGGACAATACAAAATGTACGATTGGGATTAAGAATATTGAAAAGACTTTTAATCGTCTTGGTACTAGAAGATTTGAGATAAGAATCATTGAAGACGATGATTTCTTTGATGAATTACAACCTGATTCATAGTAATAATAGAATCAGGTTGTATGAAACTACTTATCATCATTGATAAATTTGACTACATCCTCAATTTTACAATCGAAATATTTGCAAATGGTGTCAAGAGTGGACATAGAAATATATTCATCTTTACCAATCTTGGCTAATGTAGCCATACTTATTCCGGTTTCTAAACGAAATTGAGTTTTGCTTAAGTCGTTATCAATAAGCAGCTTCAGCAAAGGTTTGTATGAAAACATATTACACCTCCTAATATTTAGATTATAACATTATATATTCATATGTCAATGGAGGAATATTCAGATATGTGAATATATTTATTGACAAATATTCAGATGTGGTGTATGTTGTATTCATAAAAGCGAATATAAAAATTAGATATCTAAATATTTTGTATGAGAGGTCATAAAGATGGACAAGAATAAAATTCTCGAAGACTATATCGGAAATGATATGAAAAAAATTCGTAAAATATGCGACAAAATCATTTCCAAAACAAATATCCCGAAAATGTATTGGGATGATTATTATGATAAAGCTGTCGATATTCTTCTGAAGAGTATGGATACATATGATGAGTCGAAAAATTGTAAATTTAGTACATATTTCTATGGAAACCTTGTAAGAAGAAAAGAAACGTGGAAAAGAGATTGTATAAGGTTTAAAAGATGTAATCTTGTAATAGATAGTAAAGGAAAAATTATGAGAGATAAGGACGGAAATCCTATAGTTATTCCAGATATATCCATACATATGAAAGTTGATCCAGATGAAGATTACACGTTGGAAGAAGGCATTTCTTCTGGATTTAATTTAGAAGGGGAAATTATAAATAGACTTCACCCCACAACAGATAAAATTGAAATGTATAAGAGCAATTTATCTTATAAGCAACAAAAGGCGGTCGATCTCATATGCGATGGATACACTCAAGATGAAATTATTGAAGAATTAAACATAACAGAAAGAGAATATAAAGACAATATACTTGGGACTATGCGTCTTTATGAAAATGTAAAAGTGTTATTGTGCGAATAAAAAATTGGAGGAATATAATCATGGCAAAGAAAATTAGAAAAAAGACATTATCGCTAGATTCTTATTTAGAGAAGATTGTGGAAGAAGATATTAGTGATAATCAGGACGTTCAAAGACTGTTTTGTTGGGAAAATGGAATGGTGAATGAGTTAATCAAAACTGTATTAACTGATGATTATATTCCACCAATTATCTTAGGAGAAGAAGATTTGGACGAAGACGTTGTGCAGCAATACATTGTTGATGGAATGCAAAGAAGTTCTGCGTTGGTTAAATTTAAGCATGAAAACTATAAAATTACAGCTACTTTAGAAGATCCGATTATCCAATATCAGAGAAAAAAGAAAGATGAAAATAATAAAATCTGTAAAGATGAATACGGAAAAGTTATTTGGGAATCTGTTGAATATGATTTGAGAAGAAAAACATATGAAATGTTACCGCCAGAATTGAAAAAAATGTTTGATGATTATCAGATTGACATTACAATACATCAGCATTGTACGATGTCACAGATTAGTAAATTGGTGAGAAGATACAACAATCATTTGGGAATGAATACATCTCAGAAAGCATTTACTTATATTGATTTACATGCAAGAAAAATAAGGACAATATCTGAGAAAAATAAATTCTTTAAAAATTGTATGTCTTGTTCCGGTAATCAGCAATCGAAAGGTATTAGAGAAAGACTTGTATGTGAATCTGTCATGACAACGTTTTTCTTTGATAACTGGAAAAGTGCAATAAAGAACATGAGCAAATATCTAAATGAGAACGCAACGGAAGAACACTTTGATACTGTAAATGAATATTTTAGCAGGATTGAATCTGTGTGCAAAGATAATTTCACAGAAGTGTTTGTGCCAAAAAATGTTATTGTTTGGATCCCTGTGTTTAAAGAGTTTGCTAAATTTGGATTAGATGATATTAAGTTTAAGGATTTTGTAGAAGAATTTGAAAAGTCTTTATATAAAAAAGATGTAAATGGAGTAACATTTGACAAATTAAATGAGGATCGTCATACAAAAGGTAAGGCTATTTTAAAAGAGAAAATTAACATCTTAACTGCTCTCATGAAAGAGTATTTACATATTAAAGAAGATGAAGAATGTCTTGTCGAAGTGGGAGAGAATAATGTAATAGATAATGCTTCTTCAGACCAGAACGCTCTTGAATTTATCAAAGAAAATGTTAAAGAAGATGTGATTGATGAAGACATCGAATTATATAAAATTCAGTTAGATGACTGGACAGTAGAGGTTGATAACTCATCGAAACTTCTTGAACCTGAAAACATGAATTCTTTACTTGCTGTTGTTGCGTACAGCTTTGAAACAAACATAGATTTAGAAATTCCGGAGTGGATGGTAAGTTTCTTTAACAGAAATTCTACATATATTAAAGATCAAAAAGAAAATTATACATACATGGTAAATGATATTGGTGAATTCTTGAGACATAAATATGAACTTGCTGGATAAATGGAGGTGAATAATATATGGATAAAACATTTTGGAACATAATGTCAATCGGTGGATTAATTACATCGTGTTTAGCCGGTGCTAGATTATATGAAATTGGAGAAGATTCATTTTTCTATGGTTTTATTCTCGGTGTCGGAGCATTGATGTTCGCTGCAAAATATATGGGAGAGGAAGAATGAGGTAGAAAAGATGAAAAAATTTAACTGGAAAGAATTTAAAAATAAAGACAATAAGATTGCGGTGCATTGTAAGACCGAGGAAGAAGCGAAAGATTTTTGCAAGAGAATGCATGAGCATGGGATGAAGTGGAGCACAGGTAAAAGCTACATGGAAAAGACAAATTATGAAGAGTACAAAGGAGAAACGTGCTATATAAGATTCGGAATGTTCTCATCGTATCGGTACTACAATAGCGAAGGATACGAGATCCTGGAATGGAGTGATTACATGCAGAAAGAATTTACAAAGTCAGATTTAAAAAGCGGAATGGTGGTCGAATATAATGATAACTATTTCGGGAAAAGACTTGTTATAGGCGGCTTTTTGATTGGCGAAGATGGATATTCGGATTTGGGAGACTATAACGAAAACTTAAAAAATGTGGCAAGCGGTTTAGAAATAGTTAGGGTATATAAGATTAAATGCATGGAAAAAATTAGCAGTATCATGCATGATGACAACCTCGAACTCATCTGGGAGCGAAAAAAACTAAAGAAAATGACCGTAGAAGAGATGCGCGAAAAGTTAGAAGAACTGATTGGAGAAGAAATTGAAATTGTCTAAATAAGGAAAAGGAGAAATAAATTATGTGTGAGTTTAAAAGTGGAATTATTTTTAAGAATAGGGTGGAACTTGCACCCTTAGAGAATGAAAGTCATTCAAGTTTGCTTGAAAAATTGGATATAGAAGATAATGAATTTAATGCTTCTAAGAAATTTGTGAGAGCAGAATTAATTCCGCCAGAGAAATATGTTATCACTTCTGATATTTCAAAGTGGACTTATAAAGTCGATCAGGATATTGTACCAGAATGGTATAGTAACGATCCAGAGAGATATGAAGATGAATTTAGAGAATCCGTTAAAGATTTTATGAACAAGCACTTTAAAGAGGAATTTGGATATTATTGGACAAACATTCGAATGGATGGAAAGATATATCATTTTATGTATGGAGTTCTTACGAGGATGAGTTTTGGCAGCAATAATAATTACGCAGAATCTTCTGTAAGAAAATATCTTAAAGAGTGCAAGCTTGCAAAAGACATTAAATGTAAATATGGAAATAGTATTACTCCAGTTGAAAATAACTTGCTTAGTATGGATGGATTTAATGATTATGGTGTTGTAAAAGATGATGTATTGTCTATTCCGACTTTTGATTTATTCAGAAAATGTGGTGAAAAACTTCCACTAATCAGTTATCCACACTGGCTGTCAACTCCAAATCAGACGAAATCAAGAAAAGATTCTTCCTTTGTTCAGTTTGTTGGCAGTGGTGGTGACGTGGGCTACGACGATTGCAATTGGCGCGATTATGGTGTTCGTCCGTTTTTTATCACCGAATCTTAAATCTGTTTATCTTGTCGATAACGTTTTGTGGAGATGAAGACAGAACAATGCGTAAGCGTTGTTTGTAAGTATTCGAAGAGCAAAACTCAGCAAGATTGGAGTGATTTATATGGAAGTTATTACAAAAGCTATCGACTTAATGCAATATACATATTCCGTGACAGCGAATAAAAAGAGATATCCGGCAAAATACAAAACGCTTATAGAAAGAATTCAGAATGAATGTATGAATATATATGATTTCCTGATGAGCGCAAATAGAATACAAATAAATGCAGAAAAACAGAAGAGATTAGATTTGCAAACTAGATCTATTTCTTCATGTGATAAATTATCTTGTTATGTTGAATTGTCAATGAATCTAAATCTTATAGGATCTGATACAGTTGAACATTGGCAGAAGAAGATATGTGATATTAAATATATGACAATAGCCTGGAGAAACAAAGATAAAACAAGATGATTCTTAACGGTTGTTTGCTATATGACTTCCTATGTTCAGATTGTTAACAGTAATGGTAACGTGAACTACAACGATTGCAATTGGAACGATTATGGAGTTCGTCCGTTCTGGGTCGGAAGACGAAATAAAGTAAGAGAAACGCTGAAATTAGAGTCCCGATATCAAAAGAGCAAACAACCTTTCCTGTCTTTTACTAGACAGGATAAATACAAAGGTAAAATATATCATGATAAAAGATAGCACAGTTTTTGATAAGATTATTGATTTTGAAAATTTATATAAAGCATACAGAGATTCAAAAAGTGGCAAAGGTTTTACGAAAAGTAGAATTAAATTTGAATTATCTGCTCTTGATGGAATTTATCAAATTAAGAAACTTTTAGAATCAAAGCAATATGAAGTAGATAGATATAACAGATTTAAAGTATATGAACCGAAAGAGAGAATTATAGAAGCAGGAAGTTTTAAAGACAAAATTGTGCAGCACAGTTTATGTGATAATGTGCTTCTTCCTATTTTAAGTAATGAATTTATATATACGAATTATGCCGGACAAATAGGAAAAGGAACATTGTTTGGTTTGGATTGTCTGAAATATCAAATGTATTTAGCATATCAGAAATACGGATATGATTGTTGGATTATTAAAGGTGATATTAAAAAATTTTTCTATAATATTGATCATAATATTCTGAAAGATATTGTTTCATATTTTATATCTAATCCAGATACGTACTGGTTATGTGAAAAATTTATTGATAGCACAAGCGGAAATGGCTTGCCTCTTGGAAATCAAGTTAGTCAGGTATTTGCTTTATTATATTTGTCTGGTTTTGATCATTTTATAACTGGAGAGTTGGGTGTCAAATATTATGGAAGATACATGGATGATTTCTATTTAATTGTGGAATCAAAGCAATATGCAAAATATTGTTTGTGTGCAATAGAAGATTTTGTAAACACACTAAATCTTGAATTGAACGGCAAAACTCAGATTATACCTTTTAAAAACGGAATTAAATTTTGTGGTTTTCATACATATGTCACAAAAGATGGAAAAGTAATTAGAAAACTTACAAATGAAAAAAAGAGAAAAGCGAAAAAGAAATATCGAAAAATGGCAAAGATGGTAAAAGAGAATAAGTTATCAAAAGGAAAATTCCTAGAATCTTATGAATCTTGGAAGAATCATATTTCACATGGTAATTGTGTCAAATTTACATATGAGATGGATAAGATGATAGATGAGATATTATCAAGTTAAAATCTCGATTTTATTCGTAATTCAACACAATATATAGCAATATACAACTTATTTAAATACTATATATGGTGTACAAAAAATACAAAATGCAAATATTAAGGAGAAACTAATGTTTAAAACAATTACTAATAAAGAGGAGTATTTACACGCTGCTGATGTGGAGAAACTTCCTATTCATTATGAAGACAAAATGGAAGTAAATTTATTTGGCAATAGTATTTTAGTAGAGAAAAATGAATGGTTGTGGCATTTACATTTAAAGCTTACCAACGCTTGTAATGCTAGTTGCCCGTTTTGCGTGGAACAGAATTCTAAGTGTCACGAAGATGCTGCGCGTTTCGTAAGACAAGTGGATCGCATGTTAAGTGAAATGGAAAGAGAAGGAATTTTATATTCAGTATCGTTAACTGGAGGAGAGCCTCTTCTATTTATTGGCTTTTCATTATTATGTGATGTTTTAAGAAAACACGATATAAAGTTTCTTACTATGAATACGAATGGAACATATTTGAAAGACCATATTGATAGGATTGAAGGATTATTTGACTTTATCGATATAAGCAGACACGCTATCGACGATGACATTAACCGTAATATATTTATAGCTGATGTTCCGACTATCGAAGAGTTAAAAACAATTAAGAGATGGCTAAAACGTACAAAGATTAGAATTCAATGTGTTATGTATGATATCGACAGCATTTCTAAATTTATAGATTTTGTTGATGCATTTAGATTTGCTGATGATGTTTCATTTAGAAGGCTTATGAAACTTCCGGATAAGTATGGTGTTAATTATGAAAGCAATGATAGCTTATACATGGAAATACTCAATTATGCATATAATCATTTCGAATTCGTGGAGCAGACTATACAAGACTATTATGTCTATGAGATTTGGAACTACAATGGAATAAATATCACATTTAGCTACTCAAACATGGATATGCTGTCCAAAGTAGAGCAGAATGAACCGGACAATGTGTGTCGAGAATTTATTATACATCCGAATGGAGTTATATCCGGTAGCTGGGATTTTAATAACAAGGTGATTTGCAAATAGAAAAAGGAGAATAAAACCATGACAGGATATGATTTAGTAGCAATTGTGAATTTACTAGAAGATCGTAATAAAAAAGATTATGGATTTGCTTTATATAAGGAAGAATACGAATTACTTAGAACAGCAAACTTAGAAAATACACTTGTAGTTGTTAATGCAAGAAGAAAAGATAGGAGAATATTAGGAAATGTAAAAGAGATCTTATCTTTAGAAGAGTATGGTAAAAATCCTACAGCGCAGGTGGTCGGCATTGCAAATATGGAAGCGTATGCAAAGCGCAAAGATGAAGAGGAACGTATTGATAAAATCAAAAGAATCAATCGTTTGATTGACAAGAAACTTGATGAATTATTATATTTGGTCAATCTTGTGAGCGACATCAGTGGGAATAAAAAGTCAGAAAAGGAGAAATAAACAGTATGAATTATCCATTCTATTGTCCGAAATGTGGGCACAAAGAAACTATTACAATGTCGATGAAAGAGTATACAGGCGAAGGACATATGTGTCCGGAATGTGGTGAAGAAATGAAACGAGAAATTGACTCCATGGTTTGCAGAAGTATTGATAAGACAGGAGATTTCTATAGAAGTTTTAATTAAAAGATAGTTGTGGATTAGTGTAAATGGTAGCACGATGCGGTATATAGCATTAGAAAAGGTTCGAATCCTTTATTCACAATTCATATGCGGAATAAATTTCTATACATGTTTCATACCCTCAATAAAATAAGATACATAAAGTTCTGCATATGATTTTCATCGGTGTTTATAATCAAATATCACCTGCAGTAAATCAAATATTTAGAAACTGTAAACGTTGATTCAACAAACTATTTCATTTGTCGCTATTTGAAAATATTTGTGAACAGCATGTGATATAAGATCGTAAATACCGATGTGATTAATATTAAAAGAGGTGTAAAAATGAGTAGCTGGACATATGTACATGGAACAATTGTTGTATCACCATTAGGCAGAACACAACACGAGAAAAGGTATATTCTTGAAACTGTTCTTGATCATCTTCCGGTTGTAACTGGATCAGAAAGAGATATGGAAGTATATGTGATTCAAAAAAGAGGATATAACAGCTCAAGCAGTAGCGATGAATTTTTTGAGGGAACAAATAACTTAAGAGATTTAAGAGGAAGAAGAAGTTATAAACGTGGTTGGTTACAAACGCAAGACGAATATATTCTCGTAGTAGACGCTGCATTGCGTGATAGAGAATTTGAAGATACATTTCAAGAATTCTTGAAGTGGATTTGTAGATTATCGAAAAGAATCATTGTAGATGATGTAAATGTGAAAATTAAAGGATTTGACAAGCAATATGTTATAGACGATCCTGATCCGTTTTACAACATGAGTGATTTCGATAAAGACAATTGGTGCGATTATCTGATATGGGAATACGACAGAGATGAAGATGGAAATTTATTAAGTGGAAAGCCGGGAAAGAGAAATGTGTAATTACGATTATATGGAAGATTTATATGACCATTGTGACGAATGCAGGATTTATGGCGATGACTACTACGTGGATGAAGGTGGAGAATGGATCGATGCATGTGTAAATTGTTTTATGGATACTGAAAATACTAAAAATAAAGAGAGTGAAAAGAATGAGGAAACCTAAAGTTGAGAATAAATACAATCTTACCATGAAAAAGATTAACAAGCTCAGTGTAGGAGATGAATCAAAGATTAAGGAACCGCTGTTTTGGAGAAATAATGTTATCAATGCATGGTGTATTAGCAAGTTTATTGGAACAGATCGGGATGTAAAGTATGGAGCAAATAACGATATTTGGATAGGTATTTATGATAAGCCATATTACAATAAAAGAGTTCATACAAGATGTGATTGCTTTGGTGGAATGTGTACATATAAGTTTGATAAATTTTATCAAGAGAAAGATATTGAAAATGAATTAGATTTAAAAACACAGGAAGGGTTGTTGGGAACAGTAAACTATTTGATTGATGAAGGAATTTTGGTGATGGAAGATGGACGGAACAGTTAAACAATTTTAAAAAAATAATTCGTCAGTGATAGTTTCAATACGATATTATCCATTTAATGACGAATTTGAAGTAAGATTGAACAATTATCATACAAATAAACATGCATATATGATATTTCGTGATATAAATGAAAGTTCATTAGATAAAATGGTTGGGATTGTTAGTAATAGATTTAGAGAAGAATTGTTGGAGTGATTATAAATATGAACGAGAAGAAAGTTAGAGAAGCGATAGAAGTAATAAAAGCGAATTATCCTACAAGCGGATATTATATGTTGCGAGAATCATTAGATATCGCAATCGAAGCACTGGAAAAGCAGTTGCCGAAGAAAGTGAAGATGCGAACAGAATACAGAGACTTAAACGATGAATTGATATGTTACAAAGGGTTTTGCCCTAGTTGCGGAAACGTTGTTGACTCTTACAGAAATAAAAGTTGCAATCATTGCACACAGATGCTTGATTGGTCGGAAGCGCATTAAAACGTGTTAGGAAGCGTTAGAACGTGTTAAAAGTGCGTTAGAGTCGAGTCAAAACAAATTGAGTTGGGTTTCCTGAGAACTCTCTTTAGAACTTGTATTGACTCAGGAAAGGAATGGAATGTGCTGGAAGTATAAAAACAATCATGGAACAGTTTATATTTATTGCGATATTTTGAACGGAAAAAGGCATTCATCAAGTTATTTAACAGTGTTTAATGATTTAATAGATGGCTACGAAAGTAATTATAATTACTGCCCTTATTGTGGAAAGAAACTTGAAAACAAGGAGAGAATATAAATGGAAGAACTAAAGAAATGCCCGTTTTGTGGCGGAGAAGCAATGCTGAAAATCAATTACGGATTTGATGAAAAGGTTATTTCGTCTTTTGTGTACTGCGAAGAATGCGGAGTCGCAACGCGAAGATGTGCTTTAGAAACAACTGCTATAGGGAAATGGAATAGGAGAGTGGAAGAATGATTAAAGTAAAAGCGGAGGCAAATTATGGTTTTGCTGGAACAAATATGACATTTGAAGAAGAGTTTGGTGATGATGTAACTGATGAGGAAATCGAAGAAGCTATGAGAGATATGGTTATGGAACAGGTTAATTGGTCATGGGAGAAAGAGTAATTATGAGCAGAGAAATCCTTTTTAAAGCAAAGAGAAAAGATAATGGAGAATGGGTGGAAGGGTATGTTGTTGCATATCCTTCTGGAAAAGTGGAAATACACAAAATTAGCAAAGAATTACCAGATATATTACTAAAATGCGAGATTGCTCCAAGTACTTTATGCCAGTACACCGGACTTACCGACAAAAACGATAAGAAGATCTGGGAGAATGATATTCTCAGATATAGTTATGACTATGATGGAAGTCCGTTTTTAAAAGATGGCGAAGAGATAAAATATCGTGTAGGTGCTGTGTTTTGGAGCGAATGGAGGGGATCATGGGCAGTATGTGGACGAGGAAATAAAAAATGCACCAATAACGATGTTTTTAAATATAATCGGAATCCAAATAGAACGGAAGTTATCGGAAACATTTTTGACAATCCAGAGCTGTTGGAGATGGAGTGATGAGAACAATAATTTACACAGTAGATGATGAAGAACCAGATTGCAATAGATGTGATCATTGTTGCGGCGAAGATTATTATTGTATCAAACAATGTGGAGCAGAACATGGATGGAATGGATACGAAAGGTTAGAGAGAATTGAAAGTGATGAGGAGTAACCATGTGGAAAATATTTATTGAGTATGACGATAAGAGCAAAATTACATTAACAGGAAAACACAAAGATATTCCGCTAAGGCTTGCATTAGAATATAACTTACTGTATGCAAATTCCCAAAGCTGCATAAGTGCAAAATATCAACGATATCCAAAAAAGAATTATCCTGAGATGGATTTAATGGATAAAATCGAGGAACTAGAGTTGTTGGAGGCGTAGTAATGAAAAAAGAGTGCATTAAATGCAAATATTATAAAAACTACTATAAATCAACAGAATGTTATTGCGAAAAAGGGTATTGTGTTATGGATAAGAAAAATAGGAGACGAAATAAATGAACGTACTAGAGAAGATTTTGGACAAAATTGAAGAACGTATGAATATGGTTGAAAACATTCCAGTAGATGAAGATGATGGTTTTCTGGATGGTGAGGAATGTTATGAAGCCGGAAGAGTACAAGGTCGGTATGAAGAGCTGGTATGGTGCAGAAATATGATTCGTTCCCACATGGATAAAGTTCAAAACTGTGGAGATTGCAGCCGAAGAAAATGGTATCAAAAAGGATACGAGGACGGAAAGAAAGACAATGGGTGGATTCCTTATACGTTACAAAATATACCTAAGAAAGAAGGTGTATATCTTGTAACGTGTGACGATGAAGAATATCCGGTAAAGAGAATGAGATTTAAAAAAGAGGATGAATATGGTCTCTGGTATGACGATTATGGGATTTATGACGGGGTAATATTTGCATGGCAGCCACTTCCAAAACCATACAAGGAGGGATAAATAATGGCAGAAGATGCGAAAGAACAAATAGAAATTATTCTTGAGTTATTAAAAAACACGTTAATGAATAATGGAGTCTCTATCGGGTTGTCAGAAAAGAAAAAGAAAATAATGTTTTTTGATACGGAAGAATATTTATCAACAGGAAAGTTTGATGGATTTTCTGTAAATATTGATAGCTTAGTTAAATAATAAAAGCAGAATTTCAAACGGAGAAAGAGAGAACTAATATATGAAGAAAAACAATGTAAAAACAGCCACAATCAGATGCGATGATAATGCAGAAGCAGTTGTGTTTTCTAAATATGCAATGAAAGATTCGATTGATTTTGAAATCTCTTTTGAGGATTCATATTGCGGTGGAGATTTTAAAGGAATTATTGGAAGATTTAAAAGAGCATGGATGGCGTTCTGGAATAAGCCGGTATGTTATACAGGTATATATTGCGAAAGTGGGCGTGATAGAGTAAGAAATTTTCTGAAGGAATGCTTGGAATTGGTAGAAGGAGAATAGGGAATATGAAGGTTTTAGTTGTAGTAGATATGCAAAACGATTTTGTGAGTGGAAATTTGGGAACAAAAGAAGCAGTTGCAATTGTTCCGAATGTAAAGAAAAAAATTGAAGAGTATTCCACTAACGGCGATGTGATTTACTTTACGAAAGATGCACATTGGGACGGTTATTTAGATACTCAGGAAGGTAAAAAATTGCCTGTAGAGCATTGTGTTATTGGAACAAATGGATGGGAAATTGTAGATGAATTAAAATCTTACGCAAAACACGTAATTAATAAAGATAGATTTGGAAGTAATGACCTTGCAGAATGTATCCATGGGGGTTTTGCTAGTAATGATTATGATAGCGTTGAACTTGTTGGTGTATGTACTGATATTTGTATAGTGTCGAATGCTCTATTAATTAAAGCATGGGTGCCAGAAATGGAAATTACAGTCGATGCGTCGTGCTGCTCTGGTGTCACTCCTGAAAAGCATAGGGCTGCATTAGAAGTAATGAAATCTTGTCAAATTAATGTGATTGGAGAAAAGTCTTATGATTAAAATTAATGGAGAAGTAGTAAATACAAAGAAATTTCCAGATGGAACTCTCTTGCTTAAAGAGGATGTTTCTTATGATTTTAAAAATTACAGAGAAGCAACTATTACCTGGTTGTTTGAAGATAATGAAGAATTGGTGACATTGATTTATATTGTCAAACACCTTAATTCTCATGGTATTACAAATTTGTACTTGAATATGCCATATATTCCAAACAGTCGTCAAGATCGTGTTAAAACAACAGAAGATGTATTTACATTAAAGTATTTTGCAGAAGTTATTAATTGGCTGAATTTTGATTCTGTAACAGTATTAGATCCACATTCATCTGTAAGCGAAGCTCTTATTGATAAAATCGTAATTAAGCAACCGGATAAGTATGTGTGGGAAGCAATCGACAGCAAATACATCGGTGGTACAAATAATCTTACAATGTTTTTCCCGGATGAAGGAGCTATGAAACGTTATTCTACAATGTTTGATCTTCCATATGCTTTTGGTATTAAAAAGCGCGATTGGGAAACAGGGGAGATTAAAGGATTAGATGTTTCTGGTATGACGGATTTGATCAAGGGCAGAAAAATTTTAATTGTAGACGATATTTCAAGTCGCGGCGGTACGTTCTATCATAGTTCAAAGAAACTAAAAGAACTTGGAGCAAAAGAAATTTATCTATATGTATCTCATTGTGAAAATACAATTCTTGAAGGAGAAGTATTAAGTAGTGGATTAATCGACAGAGTGTTCACAACAAATAGCATTTTTACAAAAGAACATGAGAAAGTAGAGGTATTTGAATATGAAGAGTAAGACGAATCCTATGTTATTAATTGACTTTTATAAAGCGGTTCATGCAGAAATGCTACCGAAGAATATTACAAAATCAGTTTCCTATTTTACCCCTAGAATGAGTCGTGTAAAACGATGGGATAAGGTAGTAATGTTTGGATTGCAGGGGTTTATAAAGACGTATCTGATTGATTATTTCAATGAAGAGTTCTTTGACAAGCCTTTTAAAGAAATTATTTATGAATATAAAAGAATTATGGATGCATCACTTGGGGAAGATGCGTATAAAATTGACAAGATTGAAAGTCTACATAAATTAGGATATTTACCAATTGAGATCGTTGCATTACCGGAAGGAACAATTGTTCCAATGCATGTGCCTATGTTTGGTATTACAAATACACATAAAGATTTTGCGTGGTTGCCTCAGAGTTTAGAAAGTCTTATCTCGGCAGAAATGTGGCATCCAATGTTGGCAGCAACAGTAGGAATGACTTATCGCGATATCGTTAATCACTATTATGATTTAACTTGTGATGACTATATTCCGAGATCAAAAGCTATTGGAGCCTTTGACTTTCGAGGAGAAGAGTGCTTAGAATCAGCGGTAAAAGCGGGCGCTGGGTGGTGCTTATCATTTTTGAATACAGCAACCGTTCCAACGATTCCTTATCTTGAGAATAATTATTTTTGTGATTGTACAAAAGAACCTGTTGCATATGGAAGTCCTAGCACAGAGCATTCTGTAATGTGCAGTAATTATGCAGTTGATGGAGACGAGATTACATTATTAAGAAGATTGCTTACTGAAATCTATCCAAACACAAGTTTTTCAGCAGTTCTTGACTCTTATGATTATTGGAATGTTATCGATAATATTCTTCCTCAGTTAAAAACAGAAATTATGAATCATAACGGTTGTATGTTAATGCGTGGAGATTCTGGAGATTGTGTAGAAGTTGTAACAAAAACTGTATTTAAATTATGGGAAGAATTTGGCGGAACAGTTAATAGCAAGGGATATAAAGTGCTTGATCCACATGTAAAAGCAATTTATGGTGATTCAATTACAGTACAAAGATGTGAAGAAATTTACAAAATTCTCATGGAAAACGAATTTGCATGTTCAAATGTGGCGTTAGGCGTTGGATCGTTTTCATTTCAGTGCATCGAAGAAGACGAAGAGTTAAAGCCATTTACAAGAGACACTTTCAGTTCATGTATTAAAGCAACATATTGTGAAATTGACGGAAAACCTACTCCGATTTTTAAAAATCCTAAAGACGGGGGTTTTAAGAAATCGCAGAAAGGATGTTGCAGAGTATATACACGATGTGATGGAAGTATTTATTACGAGGACGAGCTTACATGGAAACAGGCTACTGATTATGAAAAACGCGGAAATATGTTAATTCCGGTATTTAAAGATGGAGAATTACTAAAAGAACAATCGTTAAAAGAAGTCAGAGATAGGCTGCATGGAGGTGAATTTTAATGTTTAATGCAAATGAAATTAAAACTGAAATTATTGAATGGATCCAGAAGTTCTTTAAAGAGAACGGGTGTGGTTGTAAAGCAGTTGTTGGTATTTCAGGAGGAAAGGATTCTACGATTGTTGCTGCACTCTGCATTGAAGCTCTAGGGAAAGAAAGAGTACTTGGAGTCCTAATGCCAAACGGTAAACAAAAAGATATCGATGTTGCAAAGAAGGTGGTTAATCATCTTGGAATTGAAAGCATTGAAGTAAATATTTTTAATACAGTAAGGGATATCAAGCATGAAGTGAAATCGCAATTAGATGATCATTGGAGTAAACAGTCTTCTATTAATCTTCCAGCTAGAATCAGAATGGCTACATTATATGCTGTATCTCAAACAGTAAATGGAAGAGTGGCGAACACATGTAATTTATCTGAAGATTGGATTGGATATAGTACGAGATGGGGAGATAGTGTTGGTGATTTCAGTCCATTGTCTAATCTGACTGTTACGGAAGTTAAGGAAGTCGGATATGCATTAGGACTTCCGAAAGAGTTCATTGAGAAAATTCCATCCGATGGTCTTTGTGATAAAACAGATGAAGATAACTTAGGATTTACATATGAAGTTCTCGATAAATATATCAGAACAGGTCTAATTGATGATAAACAATTAAAGAAGAAAATTGACCAGATGCACGAAAAGAATTTGTTTAAATTGCAAATGATGCCGTCGTTTAGTTTTAAACACGAGAGTGATAAAAGTTGATAACAAAAATAAAATAATGGAGTAGATTAAATATGAGAACAGTATATATTGCAGACGATGGAAAACAGTTTGAAGATGAGTATGAATGCGAACATCATGAATTTGAGTTAAAATATCCACATCTTCAAACAATTGAAGCGTACAATAAAGACGGAGAAAAAATGACAGATCTCTTGGATGAAGATACATATAATAATTGTGAAAAAATTATTCTTCATTCAGAAGAAGAGTTATCTGATTTACAATATGCCGCAGACTGTTTAGGATTTTATTCATACAATGACATTACCGAAATCGGGGAATGGATTTTTGATTATGAAACAGGGTATTTTAGTAAAAACAAAAAGTCTACTTTTGTACAGGAGTTATCTGACAAATATGTGGAGATATTAAAAGAATGTAGATCAATAAAATATCAGGAACACGCGGATAATACACTATTAAAATTATTATCTGATTTAGGATATGCAGATGTTGTAAAAGCATACAGAGAAGTTCCTAAATGGTATTCATGATATTCGTAAGTTTAAAATATGAAACCGTGATTTCAATTTTTGGAGGTGGTAGCATCGGTGATGAAATTATTTTAACTAAAAGAAAACCAAACATAATTGCTGAAGAATGTGTATGCGAAATTACAGAATATCTTAACAACAATGTTAGATATAATTTTGGAGATGTTCATCCATATTCTTCATGTTACATATATGACTCAAGAAGCATTTGGGGCAACACAATTGTAATTCGTATGCCAGGATCAACAATTGGATGTATTAAATTTGATGATAGAAATGTAATCAAGGAGTGTTACATTTATGATGATGAGATGTCGAAGAATAACTGCTTTTCTAAAGACATTAATGAACGACTGAAGCGATTTGTCAGAAGAACATTGATATTTCCAGAAGAATAGAGGTGAAAAATATTAATACGTATAAAATTAGAGATGCATTTTTTGTAAATCTTGAAACTGGTGAGAAAATAAATGTAGGTAATGCTTCTGTGTCGATTGAAAATGAAGAAATAGGTTGCAATAATAATCAGTCAAATTTTAGAAGATTAGAATTTGAAGACACTACTTTCACATTTGAACCTAAGTATTTGAATACAAAGAAACTCTATCAAATGTTATATGGTATTACAAATAATTACAGAAGATTGCATGATGGATATGCTCTGAGAGAAGTAATCAGAAGAAGATACATAATGAAACATAGAAGACAAGTGAATAAGAAGGAGAGGTAATAAGTATGGAATTTAAAGACTTTAGAAATATGATTTCTGATCATTTTAAGACAATGACAAAAGATGTTGATAGGTTGTTTGAAGTTGGTGTGGATAAGGATGAAATGTGGAATACATACCTTGATAGTTTTCCGACCGGAACAAATGAGATTTTTAGAAAAAGAAGAGAATATGATTGCAGTTGTTGTAGGCAGTTTGTCAAGCAAATCGGTAGTGCTGTGGTAATTAAAAATAATAAATTAGAAACAATTTGGGATTTAGGCATTCATGATGATAAATTTGAACCGGTTGCAAAAGCTATGTCTGATTTTGTAAGAAGACACTGCGTAACAGATGTATATGTAAGCAAATTTAAAAAGGTTGGAACAGAATATAACTACGAGCAGTATGAGAACGGAACAATGAAAAAGTGGGAACACTTTCAGATTATTTTAGACGATAAATTTGTGGACAAAACTGCTCGATCAATTGGAGATATTAAAGGTGGATTTAGAGACACGAAAAATGTATTTAAAAGATCACTTGATGAAATTTCCATGGATGCGTTAGAGACAGTACTTGAGCTTATCAATTCCAACACTCTATACAAAGGAGAAGAGTGGAAAACTATCCTGATGGAGTTTAAGAGATATAAGAAAGAATATGAAAAATTAAGTTCTGATGATGTTCGTGATTTATATACATGGGAGAATTCTGTAAAAGCAGGTATTGCAATTGGTCGAATCAGAAATCACAGTATTGGAACACTTCTTGTGAATGTAAGCAATGAAATGGATCTTGATACGGCGGTAAAAAAATATGAACAGATTGTAGCACCAACAAATTATAAAAGACCTAAAGCAATTTTTACGAAAAAAATGTTAGAAGATGCAAAGAAGACAATTTCTGAATTAGGATATATGGATTCTCTCAATAGAAGATTCGCAACTCTGGATGATATTACGGTGAATAATATTTTGTTCTCAAATAAAGATGCAGCGAAACGAATTTCAGATTCATCTGATATCTTTGGAGAACTAGAAAAACAGGCTGTAGTTAATCCAAGAAAATTTTCAAGAGTAGAAGAAATTACTGCAAATGATTTCATTAAAAATGTCTTACCATCAGCAAAAGAGGTAGAAGTATTGGTAGAGAATAAGCATTCGAATAATTTTGTTTCTCTAATTGCTCCTTGTAATAAAGATTCTAAATCAATGTTTAAATGGAACAATGGATTGAGTTGGGCTTATTCTGGAAATATTACAGACTCTGATATGAAACAGAATGTAAAAGCAGCAGGTGGAAATGTAGACGGTGTTCTTAGATTTTCTATTCAATGGAATGAAGATGGAAGAGATAATTGCGACTTGGACGCACACTGTATTGAACCAAATAGAAATGAAATTTACTTTAGTAATTGTAGAAAACCATCTTTGTCATCCATGACTGGACAGCTTGACGTAGATATTATTCATCCAAATGGCAAGGTTGCTGTGGAAAATATTACATGGTCAGATAAATCAAAAATGAAACCAGGTGTTTACAAATTTTTTGTAAATCAGTATTCAGGAAGTGCTAGAAATGGATTTAGAGCAGAGATTGAATTCAATGGAGAAATTTATTCTTTTGATTATAGCAATTCAATGAGAACGGGACAAGATGTTTATGTAGCTGATGTAATTTTGGATACTAATGGGGAATTTACAATCAAGGAAAAAATTTCCGGGAACTCTAAAGTCTCAAGTAGAACAGTTTGGGGAATTTCAACAAATGAGTTTACGCCGGTATCGGTAGTTTGTTATAGCCCAAATTATTTTGACGAACAGGACGGTATTGGTCATAGACATTTGTTCTTTATGTTGAACGGATGTAAAAATGATGAAGAACCAAATGGATACTATAATGAATTCTTAAAGAGTGAATTAGAAAAGCATAAAAGAGTATTTGAAGCTCTAGGATCAAAATGCCATGTAGAAGATTCTGAGGATCAGCTTTCTGGAATTGGTTTTAGCATGACAAAAAGAGCAGAGCTGGTTGTAAAAGTAAAAGGTGCAACAGAGAGAATTTTAAAAATTAAGTTTTAATCAAGAAGGAGAAAGTAATATGAGTACGAACATGTTTGAAATTGCTACTAGAAACAAATTTAGATTTCCATTTAAAGGTGTGATTTCTACCGAAGATTTATGGGATTTAAGTGTAGAGAGTCTTGACAATGTGTTCAAGACGCTTAACTCTGAGATGAAGAAAACAAAAGAAGAAAGTCTTTTGAGTACAAAGAGCAAGGACGATGAAGTGCTTGAACTAAAAATTGAAATTGTTAAACATATTGTTGCGGTAAAACAGGAAGAAAAGGAAGCAAGAGAAAGGAAATTCTTGGATAGAGAACGTAATCAGAAAATTATGTCTATTATTGCTGCGAAGCAGGATGAACAGTTACATAATATGTCAGTAGAAGAATTGCAGAAATTGCTTGTAGAATAAGTGAATAATAAAACAGACACTCATCTCCGCGACCAAACTTTGATGGGTGTCTGAAAACACAATACATTGGACAATTAGGAATCCAACGCAACTAATATATTACATATCTTTTTGTGCTGAGTCAAGCATGGATTTCCAAATTGAGAAAATTAAATATAGGTGGGAGTGATTATTATCGGAGAGTACAAGCCAATTAATTTTACATATTATAATCCGAGAACCAGCATTTTTAAATCTGGGAAAAGTGACAGAGAACGTATTTCTGTTTATAAGTGTAATAATTGCGAAAATTGCGATGCTTATAAGCGCAAATGTTGTGTGATGCTGAATGGATTATGGTGGCATAAGTGTCCTTACGGCACAATTGAAAAGAAAGAAGGTTTTACAAAAGCAGCGCGTAAATGCGGATATTTAGTAAGTGAATATAAGGGAAAATACGGAGATGTTGAATATGCGTTAAAACCATTAAATTTTGTATGCGAAATTGGAGATTATGTTTATCTTGGATTGCCACATCTTAATGGATATAATAATCCGATTCGAAATAGTGATTTCTTTGTAGATAATGACATGATTAAGAAAGAAGATTTTACACCTGAATTTATTGTGGAACTTATTAAATATAGACCATATGCACTCATGGGCGGAGAAATATCTTCTTATCAGAAAGAATATGTTCCAAAGTTTTGTGATCAACTTAAAAGATTTATGCCTGATATGTATACAAGAGTGTGTGAAATTTATCCGGAAATTAGGTCATTGGTAGAGAATATTGATTATACAGGCAAGAGAGCAAAGTTAATGACACTTCTTCCTGGGGAAGTTAAATTATCAACAAAAATTCTTGAGTGGGATGGTGAATTGCTGCATGGAGAAGGATACCAGATTTCATTTTGGGGATTAGACGACGAAGAAGTGACTATTATTCCAAATGAAAATACAATCGTGACGATTTGCGACAATTCAACAGTAACAGATGAAACAGAGTTTGAGGAATAGGTGTGAAGTAAATGAAACATAAAGTTAGAGATCGAGTTAGAATTCGTCCTGATTTAAGGACAGATATTAAGTATGGCGAGGGTGAAGCTGTAGATGAGATGTATGCTTTGCGAGGTCAGATTGTAACAATCAATGAAGTAGATACCGAAGGGGAATATTATCTTATGGAAGAAGACGAAGGTTATTTCTGTTGGACAGACGAAATGTTTGAGGATTCAATGACAAATGGTGATATGATTCGCGCGTTGTCTGACGAAGAGTTGGCTGATTGGTTGGTGGAAGTATATGAGAATACAAAAACTTTTGATGAAATATATAAATGGATAAAAGAATTATGGTGCGAAAGTGAATAAATTATGGGTTGTAAATTCAAAAACAGATGTCCATCATATTCTGGATGGTGTGAAGGTATTAATTATCCAATGGAACATTGTATTTCGTATATCTTGGATGATTATGAAAACGAAAAAAAGAAAACCGAAAACTTGGAATGGATCTACCATATTCCAGAAGAGAATTACGGGATAGTAGATTTCGACGTTATAGAAAAAGCTCTAGGTTTCCGGTTATTCGGATATCAGAAGAGTTATATTTTACATCAAGGATTTAGACGAATGGGAAGAACTACTGCCGAGGTACTTCAGATGTTATTTGACAAAGATCAGTATGATAATCCGATTGACTTTACGGAGCCGCCTAGAAACAAAAGACTACGCATATTCCGTCAGCAATTTAGAGAAATTTGGGAGAAACTTCGAGATGCTGGCGTTGAGATGAGACCAGTGCTCTGGAGTAGGGAAGATAAGGAAAAGTATGAAACAAAGATTGATTATTACAAATATGTAAAAACTCGGCTTCGAGAATATGGAAAAGGAGAATAATGTGGTGACAAAAGAATTAGGTAAAATTACTTTTGCAGAGTTTGGAACTATGAGAGATTATCCATTTCTAATTGGTTTACATCTCTGCTTTAAAATGGGAAGTAGCGGAATTGGTGACGGCGGAAAATATACAGTCAATATTAGTCCGGAATGTAACTGGAAAGATTTAAACCGCGAAGCAGCGATCACTAAAACTATCGAATACATTGACCGGATATTAGAAGATGCAAAAGTCAATTATGTATCTGAGCTACTTAATAAACCAGTCGAAGTAACTATTGAAAATAACACATTTAAAGATTTTAGGATTCTTACTGAAGTATTATAAAGAGAATAAGTATATGGTAAAAGAAACATACAAAAAGGCAATGCAACTAAACGATGATATTTGGTTGATTAATTATCACTTACGCAAAGCAAAAGAAGACAAAACATGGATTACAATTTCAACACCACTTAGAAAAGATGAAGTTCTTTCTTCAAGATTCCAAAGAGAATTAATTGAGTGGTTAGAGAAAAAGATGATTGAGTATCAGAAAGAATTTGATGAGTTATAAAAAAGGAAATAATAAAATGAATTTTATTGAGAAGTATAATTGTATTTTATGTAAATATAACAAATTAAATTAGCAATGAAAAAATATAAAGAACTAAAGAGGAAGTATAAATGGAATTAAATGTAGGAGATTTATTAAATAAAAACTGGATTTCAAATTATGTTTTAAAAGGAGATATAAATGAAACCTAAAATCGGTAGAAAAGTATATTGTATTTATGATTCCGGAACCATGGAGAAATAAGCAGCTTGAAATCAATTATTGTCCAGTATGTGGGAGAAAATTAATTTAAACTTTGCGAGCTGTAAAAACAAAAAGTTATAAATAACAAGAAGAATGGAGAGATATAAGATATGAAACATTATTTATATTATGTGGGTATGAAATATAAATATAAAGGGTCGTGTAAATGGAAATACGTCCAAACTCATATTATTGCGACAAAAGAGAATATTGAGAATAGTATTAAAATGATTATTAGGTATTGTATGGACGATGATTTAGAATGTAAATTAAAAGAATTTAAATATTTTAAAATTAAGGAAGCGTCAGAAGAAGAAATTGAGCGGAGTATTAACAACGAAAATTTCTTGCGTTTCCCGGACGGAACGAAGATATGTACTATTCCAAGACATTTATTATTATACGAGCTTGGAGGGAAGTATTAATTAGTAACAGAGAATAAAATATTGACGGTCATGAACGTCAAATAAAATATATTTTTCATTTGAATCAGATCAGTTGCAAATGGTCTTATTACATAGATATTTAAGAAAGGACAAATGAGTAATCCTAGGTAAAATGTGTGTACACACCTCTTATATAGAGGTAAATGGTAGAAAATAAGGATAAAAAATATAATTCAGATAAACAGTGGGAACTTGTAAATTTTTGTGAATTTGATAAATATGCAACAAAAAGTTATTGTGCTATTCATAATGTTGATGAAAGTAAAAATCTTGGCGATATTACAAAGGTTGATGAAACTGAGTTAGATAATTTTAATATGATTTGTGGAGGATCACCGTGCCAGGATTTCAGTGTGGCTGGTAAACAAAAAGGCTCTGTGTGGACTTGTAAAGATTGTGTGGATGATAATGGAAAGCATTTTGAATATAATCCATTAACAGTTCATTGGAGTAAAAGAGATTGTTGTCCGAATTGTGGAAGTAAAAATATTGAAAAGACAAGATCATCTCTTCTTGTTGAATATTTACGAGTAGTTAGATCAAATAGACCTAATTTTGGAATTTATGAAAATGTAAAGAATATCGTTGGAAAACAGTTTAAAGACACAACATTTAAATTATTTACTGATGAATTAGAAGAATATGGATATAACGTATATTGGAAGGTTCTGAATGCTAAAAATTATGGAATTCCACAGAACAGAGAACGTGTGTATCTGTTATTTATTAAAAAGGATTTGGATAATGGTAAGTTTGAATTTCCAGAACCTTTTGATAATGGATTAAGATTGAAGGATTTATTGGAAGATGAAGTCGATGAGAAGTTCTATATTTCTGATGAGAAAACCCAAAAATTTATATCGAGTATTGAAAGTAAATATGAGAAAAGTCAAAATGATAAATTTGTGTGTAAAGAAAGAGAAGATGAGGGGCTTCGAACTTATAAAAATGATGTATGTGGTGCATTAAGAACAATTGATTCATGTGGTGATAAAAGAGTTGTAGAAATTGACCAACCTAAATTTATTGGAAATGTAAATCGAGAAGATTTCGGAACAGGATATGCCGGAGGCGTGTGGGATGATAGTCATATTAGTCCTACTTTAACGACTATGCAAGGTGGTGGAAGACAGCCACATGTATTATGTGGAATTGATAAATCATATAATAAACCAGAGTTAATCGAATATGCAAATTGCATTGCAGCGAGAGAGGATAGAGGAATTAGCAACAGAAAATCTGAAGGAACTGCTGTTCTAAAAATTGGGAATATCAACCCATCTGGTAATGGTATGAATGGGTCTGTTTATTCGGAAAATGGATTGTCTCCAACATTAACTACGAATAAAGGAGAAGGAAACAAAGTTGCAATCAAACAAGCAACAAAACAGGGATATATCGAATGTGAAATTGGTGGTGTTGCAGATTTGTCTTATCCAGATAGCAAAACGAGAAGAGGTAGAGTCCAGGATGATGGGAATATTAGTCCAACTATTACTGCGACAGAAACTGGTATTTGTAAGATTGAATCTCCAATCCGTATTCGCAAACTAACTCCAAAGGAGTGCTTCAGACTTATGGGATTTTCTGATAAAGATTTTGACGCAGCACACAAAGTAGGAGTTTCAAATAGTCAATTGTATAAGCAGGCAGGCAATTCAATTGTGGTAGATGTTCTTTATTACATATATGTAGAGCTTTATAAAGCTATGCCTTATTTGTTTGATAATTTGAAATTGAGTAGTTTTTTCTCAGGTGTTGGCGCATTTGAGATTGCACTTGATAGGTTATATGAGGATATTAATTCCGGAAATTTTATAAATCCACAGACAGAGTAAAATCTGTTTGTGGGAAAGAATATTTCTGTCTTAAATATCAAAGAACAGAATATGCAAAGAAGATACGAAAAGAATACGAATCCGGAATAATAAAAGAGCGCAGATGCAATATGAGAGAATATACATTTAGGACAGACGGATGTAGCAATACAATAACAACAGTTCAAAAAGATAATTATATTGCAGAGATATTTGATTGAAACTCACGTTTCAAATGGAGAAGAAGATGGTAGAAATTAAGATCAATAAAGTTGTCGATGCTTTAATCGAAATGAGCCAACTAATGGGTGTTGATTATAAAACAATTTGGGAAAAATATACTCATGAACTTATTACAGAACAGTTTACATGGGAAGAAGTGGAGAAGGAATTAAATGCAAGGAGCATGTAGTAATCAAATTGTAAAATGTATTATCTATACGAGTGATATGGATGTTGGGATAAATAAATTGTTAGAAATCGAAAAGGATAAAAACGAATCTGGAATTGAAACGGTATTTAAAGGCATCTCAAAATCATGTTATATCAGATCAGAAATTAGATTCAGTGACGGTGAAGAATGGATCACAGTTAATCCTAATGCCGGAGCAAGAGGATATAGATGGAGAAAAGCGTGGATTGATGCGAATAACACGACTATTTCTCAATTGTATTCGAATATTGTTCCGTGTGGAAGCGATTACCAATGGGAAGACTATAAACTTTTTAATTTGTAAGAGAATATTTAAACAGTAATTATAAAACAAAAGGAAGGACAAACGTTCACATGTGAGTAAAGCTGCGCAGCTACTATGGTGAACTAAAATTGAAAAATTATATTCCCCAAAAGGCAAGTTCGATTGAAGAGTTAATCAAAGATTGTCCCAAAAATCAAACTATTTTAGATAATCTTATTAGAGCATGGGCGATTATAAATAGTCCTAAATATAACAAAATTTTATGCAGCATCTCAGGTGGATCTGATAGCGATATCATGTTGGATATTATTTGGAGATGTGATAAAGACAACAAGGTTGATTACGTTTGGTTTGATACTGGACTTGAATATCAAGCAACAAAAGACCATTTGGAATATCTTGAGAGAAAATATAATATAAGATTTATTCGCAAAAAAGCAATTAAGCCTATTCCTATTGCTTGTAAAGAACATGGTAAACCATTCATTTCTAAAAATATTAGTGAATTTATACAAAGACTACAACGACATAATTTTCAATGGGAAGATGAATCTTTTGATGTATTAATAAAAAAATATCCTAAGTGTCAATCTGCTCTTGAATGGTGGTGCAATACTAAAGGGGAAAATTCTCAATTTAATATAAAGAATAAGAAATGGTTGAGAGAATTTATGATTAAAAATCCACCAGTATTTCAGATTTCAAACAAGTGTTGTGCTTACGCAAAAAAGAAAGTTGCGAATAAAATATTAAAAGAAAATAAATATGATTTGCATATCATAGGTGTGAGAAAATCTGAAGGTGGTGCTAGAGCAACAGCATACAAAAACTGTTTTGATGATACCGCTGGTGACTATGATAATTACAGACCAATTTTCTGGTACAGAGATCAAGATAAGATTGATTATGAAAATGCGTATGGAATTACACATAGTAAATGTTATACAGAATATGGTTTGAAAAGAACTGGATGTGCAGGATGTCCATTTGGAAGAGATTTTGAGAACGAATTAGAAGTAGTTCAAAAATATGAACCAAAACTTTACAAGGCTATTTGTAACATATTTAAGGTGTTACAACGCATTTTATTTGATGCCATAATTTGCAGAATTCGGAAAATTAAAACATCCCATTTTTAGCCTTGTTATAACGGTAATAATTTTTTCTATTACTGTTATAACAAGGATTCCAGGGGTTCGGGGATGGAAGATCCCCGTATTATTTCTGCACTATTTATTTTTCTGAAAATGGCATATTATAATGTGCTGATCAACATCATAGCGAACCCGTTTGAATACAAACGCTACCAGCAAGCAGATAAGAATTGCGACACTGAAACTGATAATTAAATAGGGAATGTCAATCTTATCTGCTTGTGATAGGTTAAAATCCTGCCAGTTGATCTGCTGGATTGTCTTCACATGAAACAGTCCGACAACCAGCAGGAAAACAGGCAGGAGTGACGCTATCGTAAAATGAAAGACTAAATCTTTACCAGTTGGGCGAATCCTTTTACCACGCTGTTTCATGCGAAAAAGTCTCCTTTCTACCTAGCGACTATTTGTCTTGTGTCGGTTCTTTCTTTGCTTGTGGTTGAGCTTTGAATGAACTAGAATCCTTTGTCAGCACAATATCGTCTGCCTTGATATACCAGTCAACATCTGCTCCTTGATAGGTGGCAGTAGCAACGGTGTCCGCAATGGGATTGATAAGTTCCACCCGTGCGTTATAATCAAACTCTTTCAAAGGCACGCTGGCAGGAATACTTACTTGAATCATGCGTCCTTGTCCTTTGGATTTTAAGTCATAGGTACGTTCCTTGATTTCATCTGAAACCGACCCGTCTTCATTTTGGATTCTCACTTCACGACGTAGAGCAGAGAATTTCAATTCTCCAAAAGTCGTGTCTTTATCTAATACAATGCCATTTGCTAATCTCATCATTTTTCCTCTCTTTCTTTATTCTTTTATCATGTCGTCAGCATGTAAAAGGTAATTTGTAAAACCACGAGTGCCGATTTTGTAGCCCTCTGCGGTAATACGTGGATTGACTAACTTCACACGTTCCTCAAAGCCGAAATGTTTTTCGCCAGCTTCAGCAGGAAGCACCACCACAATATCATCTGCTCTTTGAACATCAGAATAGAGATTATAGCTTCTTGATAAGACAGTTAGCCGTCCGTTGATTCTTCGCTGAACGACTTTATCCTCGCCAGCAAATTCTAAATTGCCGAATGTTTTTTCCATGTTGGGAATCACAAATTTAAGTTCCATATTTTTACCTATCCTTTCTTTTTTATTGGCTGAATGAATGTTTGATGGTCTTAAAGAGTGGGGAACGACCTTTTGATTCTTGATTTTTTGTTTTCATAAGTTCACTTCCTTTCAAAATCGATCGGGTAGGAGGTAGATAATTATTTTATCTACCGACCTCCCACACCACCGTACGTACCGTTCGGTATACGGCGGTTCTTTAGTTTTCACATATTTTCAAGTAGAACTCTGTGAATGTTGGATATCCCCATTCATGGAGTTTTGCATTATTCAACGCAAACTTCACCAGCCTATTGTTGCTACAGTTCCAAATCCCTTGTCGCATATTTGCGTGCCATTGAATAAAATCTTCCTCCATTCCGAGTTCTTTTAGTTTCCGGTATTTCGTTTTTGTTTTCTTCCATTGTTTCCAATAAATTGCTCTTATTCTATGGCGTAACCACTCGTCATTGCTCTGTAACATACTTTTCATATCTGCCATTCCGAAGTAGTTTACCCATCCTCGGATGTACTGTGTCAGTTTCAATGCCCTATACTCGTTTCCCCATCCGTTGCGTCTATCAGTAAGCTCTCTGATTCTATTCTTCATCTTTGTTACTGATTTAGGATGTACTCGGAATCTGCATTTCCCCTTATATCTATAGAAACTATAGCCAAGGTATTTGACTCTGCTGATGTGTGCCACGCTCGTTTTGGTGCGATTTACTTTAAGGAACAGTTTTCCCTCAATGTATTGCACTATGTTGTTTAAGGTTCTTTCTGCACTTTTCCTGCTTTTACAGAAGATCATACAATCATCTGCGTATCGGACAAATCTATGTCCTCTACTTGTTAGTTCCTTATCCAGTTCATTCAGCATTATGTTACTTAAGAGTGGGCTTAATGGTCCACCTTGTGGCATACCGACCTCTGTCTTTTCAAACATTCCTCTGCTGATAACTCCAGCATTGAGATATTTGTGTATGAGCGATATTACCCGTCCATCCTTGATGGTTCGTGATAGTACTTCGATTAGTTTACTTTGACATACTGTGTCAAAGAACTTCTCTAAATCCATATCTACCACGTATACATATCCATCATTAACATTTGTCTGGCATTGTTTCAGTGCATCGTGTGCACCTCTGTTTGGACGAAATCCAAAACTGTTCTCTGAAAACTGTTTCTCATATATTGGAGACAGCACCTGTGTAATCGCCTGTTGAAACACTCGGTCAACTACTGTCGGTACTCCCAGTTTTCTGAACTCGCCTTTTGTTTCTTTGGGTATTTCTACCCTGCGGACTGGATTGGGTTTGTATTTTCCATCCTTAATCTTCTGGATTAGTTGCTTTTGGTTACTTTTCAGAAAGCCCAGAAGTTCATCTACGCTCATTCCGTCAACTCCGCCTGCACCTTTATTAGATTTTACTTTCTTGTAAGCCTTGTTAAGGTTATCTTTGTGTAAAATCTGCTCCATTAGATTGTCCGTTTGAAAATCTGCGATGATGTCGTTGTTTTCAGTAATCCTCTGATGGGCGGACACTTCTGCATACTCTTTCTGTTCCGCAGATACCATTTGCAGATAGTCCTCAATATGAAGTTGTCTGTCCTCTAATCCATCTTTGGTTACATTCATTTACTCACATCTCCTAAAGTTCAGTCCTTCCCACTATGTTTGCAACCATAATGGTACTATGACCTCTGCTGACTTCTCGCCATTCGTTGTTACTACAGACTTCTTACTCTGTTTCCATCTGCTGACGAGACCTCCCTAGGTACCACACGTTTCTTTCTCTCCATCTATCTGCCACATCTACCACAGTTATTTCCGAGTAGTTATTGGACTTCAGTTTGAACCGCAACCTTATCCTTAACTGTAGCCTTATGTGATTTCTGTTCGTCAGACCAGAGATTTGCCTCCACCTTCCTTCAGATTCCACCTCACAGTGGACACCCTTGGTTTTGGCTATATCCTTCCCACTACTAGGGTAGATTAGGGACTTTCACCCATTAGAAACGTGCGCCGCTAGGCGCACGGTAAAAAAATAGACACCTCATTTTTTGAAGTGTCTACCTATTAAATATTCAAATTTTATTGGAAGTATCTTTATATCTTCACTTTTCAAGGATAAATCGTCGTATCAAAGCTCATTCATAAGTAGTAAATTAGTAGTAAATTGAGTGGTTTTGACCTTGATAAAGTGTGATAAGTCCAGTTTTTATGCGGATAACTAGATTTTTATGCTATTTTTATAATAAAAACATACTTTTTCTTATCTTGCAATGGTTGAAACTATAAATGAGCAAGTTCGTGATTTTGCATAAAAGAAAGACACCTCGATTCCGTGTGTTGTATAATGAAAGTGCCAAAACAAACATTTGCAACATTTACGAAAGAAGGTGTCCCTCGCAAATACTATACATCATTCCTCATTCATATACAACCAGTTTAAGAAATTAAATTTATGCAAATTTTATTCAAATCGAGTGATGAACCACCTCATGAGCATCCTGATTAGCATATTTATTTCAGGATACCAT